TTTTGTAAATAAAAATTTATAAATATATGGCGCAGATAAATGTTAACAGAAACACTTTTTTAGAAAAGGAAGAAGTGATGAATATGCAGTCTTTCCTACAGAATTCCCTGCTTGGAAAGATTCTAATTGCCGGAAGTTACACATTCGGTATAGTGACAAATAACCCTACAAAATTCAAGTCCGATTTTGAAACCGTGGACACCTTTATAGACAACAAAGCGTTTGAAGTACAGCAGGGAACACAAGGAGGAACGGTAAGGATATTGCCGGGTATGGCGGTAAACTCATTGGGACAGGTAATAAACATTGTCAATATATACGATAACTTTGCCATCCCGGCAGACAGCGTGTATTACTGGCTGAAAATCGGGTATTCGACAAAGAATTACGAAAACGGATATGTGAGCATTAACCAGAAGGGTGTAGTGACCGGAACCGTGGATTTTTCCGGTAAGGTGAGGGGACAAGCAGGGAAAACCCCGGTAGCGATAAAGTTTTTGAAGGACGACGGTTCACAGCCTTTAAATAATGGTGTATATGAGATAGTCAATATAATAGATAACAAGAATATTGTATTAACGTCCGAATCCGATTTTGTTGCGGAAACAAATTTGCAGGTTGTGATACTGGGAACAGTGCCGCTTGGAAAGGTGTTTACGGATGCACAAATGGAAGGGCTTTATACCTATGATTGGTTTACGTTGGGATTGGTGCAGGAAGTGACTTTGGAACAACCCCCTACCAAGTCGGTAAACGAGTTTTACATAGCAAGAGTAAGAAACAACGGTGGTACAGTCACGATTGACAATACGGCAAAAACGGAATATTGGTCTTTAGCAGGCATGCCGAAACCGAAAGAATAAGAAAGGAGGGTAAAATGAGACTATTATATACAGTAAGTTCTGGATATATGGCAGAACAGCAGAATGTTTCTTATTCGTTGGGTGGCTTTGCATCTTCCACGACAATACCTAACGACATGTTCGGTAATTTGTTTGATGAATTGAGTGTAAACACGATAAGAAATGCGAGAAACGAATACCGGGCTATAGTGCTGCACAATGACAGCCAGGAGGTGGCAAAGGGTGTAAAGATATGGTTTGAGAACCCGGAAACAAATGTGTGTTCATTCAAGGTGGGTGCCGTGGGAATGATGGAAGGTGAAGACGGAAGTCGATATATGGGGAGTACACCTAATATATACAGTAGACCCTATACAGTCCAGTTTTACGAGGCTACGGAGGAAAACCCGGTGTCTATCGGGGATATGCAGCCGGACCAGATGATAGGTATATGGGTGGAAAGGAGTATAGACAAGGAAAAGGCTTTGGAAGAGTATAATAATGTGGCTGAGAGGGATTTAGCTACGGAAACGAGATATAAGCCTATTCAGAAGGAAACACAAGAAATGTTAAATATGCAATTTTATTGGGAATAAGCTATTGCGTATGTCATAAACAAATATTATCTTTGTGGTGTGATTGATAAGGGAGCGTTAAAACTCCCTTTCTTAATCGGGTCAGACATAATAAAATATTATCTTAAATATGAATAACATCGTAGAACTTACTGGATTGATGGGTGTAAATAGTAGAAATGTTTATGCCTATTTTTCAACCGAACCGGAAAAGGTTCAGAAAGCCCTGGAGCTTGGAATAGCATGTACCGGGGCTGATAATAACGGGGCGTACACTATCTATTTTGATTATGAAGAAAATATATGTTGTGAATATATGCAGCGATGTATCGTAAAGGAGTTTAAAAAGGTGGAAACAATAGAAGAAGCTGTGTTGTGGATGGAGGGTTATTTTAGATGAAGACATTAATTTTTGATGTGATGCTGAACGAGCAATACATTCATACGTTCAAGTACAAGTATAATCCTTTGTTTCCTATCGAGGAGGAAGAGTTAAGGAAGTTTGTAGAAGAGAGATTGCCGACATTGAAAGGAAAGAACTTTAAAATATTGTTTTGAGGTATGAATCTGATTGCTATTATAAAGAAATGGTTCTGTCGGCATGAATGGGAGCTGATGTATGAAAGGAAGGTTACGGCATGGGATGAGTTAGGATGCAATAAATATATCGCCAGATATTACGTCTGCAAGAAATGTGGCAGATACAAGAAAACCAAAAGTTATTGATATGAAACCAATAAGAGACATAAAAGATATTGAAAACTTAAAGACAGACGAAAAACTGATTGAGTTCTGTTTGAATGGTAAGGTAAATTATTACAGATTCCTATGTTTCCACCCAAGAAACACGAATTACGTAATTCTACTTAATCATTGCGAAGAACCAGAAAGGTTTTATGTTAAGAGTATTATAGACCGATTCTATACGGACTATACAACACGTGACATAATCACCTATAGGAGAGATTATGCTTTGAAAAAACTCGAAGAGTACGAGCAGGCATTATCCGAATTTGATAAAGGAGTAAAAGAATGAAACAGACAGTAGAAAAGGCGTCAATAGAATATGCCGAATCGGTTATTCGCTCATTTGGAACATGTGGGGTACCGAATGGAATTTCTGACATCAAGGAAATGATTGCTAATGGTTTTAATAGTGGCACCGAATGGCAGAAGGAGAAAGTTATTGAAGCTTTGTCTTCTGTACTGAAGGACTGGGTACATGGCGGTGATACAGATTGTATAATTGTTGAACTTGAAGAAAAATTGAAATAAAATGGATGAAAGGAAAGTTCTTTTGTTTAAGAAGGTGTGTTATGATGTCGGAACACGTTTTTCTTTTGTTATAAACGGTAAGATTATCGAAACGGTTATAAGTGATGTAATGATTGATTATCATAAAAATATCAATTATGAAAAGCAATCTGTAAGGTATCATTTCTGCACTATGGACAAACATTCATTCAATGAGTTTTCTGAAAGAGAGTTAGAAGATATGATACGTAGGGGAATTGTTTTATGTATTGAGTAGTAGAAAGGAGATTGAGAATATGAAAGGAAATATATTTGACAAAATAAGAAAAGCATCTAATAAATACATAGAGTATATGGTTGCTTGTGACGATGTAGCCAAAGAAGCACAAAAGCATATAGATTGGGACGACAATGTTTCATGTGAATATTATCCTGCTGATGGAATATGTATAATGATAGAAGAGCATGTTTGTTTTGCCGAAACATTTTTTGATTTGGTAGAAGAATCGGAAAACGGTATGGTTGACAAGAAAACTTTTATGAGAAACTGTATTTGATATGGGAAAACAAACCGACAATATTTGTTGTGAAAAATGCAAGCACTATTTCCGTGTGGTAGATAGAGAGAACCGTTCTCGCGGATATGTATGTGCTTTATGGCTGGACGGGATAGCTGGCAGTGCAGATTGGTTTTATCCGAATGAGAAATGTTTTGAGAAAAATAGAGATGGAAAGATATAGAATCATACGAGGAGAAGGGTACGACGGTTGTATTCCCACAATAATATATTGGGTACAAGTCAGAAAAGACAAACGTCTTTCATATGAATGGGTAAACGTAAAGGGCTTTGATACCTATAAGAGAGCGAAAGAATTGTTGAATATTTTAAATAGTTATTGATATGGAAATAGTTCCGGATTTAACAAAGGGTGGTCTATCTAAAAACCAGGTAGAATATGTTCAAAAGAAACAGCATGAATATAAATTGACGGATAAGAAGAAAAAGATTCCGGGTCATATTCTATTTTCATTTAATCTGAAAACGAAAGAGATAAAGAGAGTTTCTATTACCAACGAAGTTTCAATTGTATTAAACGGGAAACCTATAATGAAAAATAAAGTAGTTATTGAACCGGATTGCTATTATGAACAAGCTTTGAATGAAAAGAATTTTAGAAAAAGATTAAAGAGGATTGGGCTAATATGAAAACAATTAAGATTTCAAATTTACAAGAAGGAGATGTGTTTATGTACAAAGGCGTAATGTATGAGATTGTACATAAGGATAAATGGGAAACCTATTGTAAATGTGTCAATGATAAAAGCCATTTAGGATGGTTTTCAAGCAAATATCTTTATTGTAAATTTAGTAATTATATAAAAGTGGAGGTTTAAGCATTATGAGTAAATATAGATATAGAGAAGTGAAGAATTATATCCACAACGAACTAAAGTTGACTAAAGAGGATATAAAGGAAATTATGGTTCCAATTGTGAAAGAGGAGGTTAAACGTATCTTTCAAAACACATATGGAAACGACGTTGATATAGAGAGGTGGGTTCGTTGTATGGTTTCCAACGAGATACAAAGACATGGTGATTACTCTATGATAAGGAATTTGTGCAGGGAGATAATTAAGGAAGAAATTGCCGATAGGTTGTCAATTGATATAAGTCTTAAAAAGAAAGAGGGGTAAAATATGCAGGACGAAATTTCTTGGAATGAAAATACTTGTTATAATATTTATAATCCGTATGGTGATACTTCTCCTTTAGAACCATGTGATGCACCTAAAATGAGAAAATATCGTCCAAAAGATGATAGATGTACAAACAAGCAGATTGCGAAACGCAGGAAGAGAAACAAGAACCGTAAAACACATAGGAAATGAGTAGGTTTGAGAAAGAAATTCTTCCTTTTATAGAAGAGGAAATTATGCGAAAACTCCGTACATACAACATATACAGTGTGAAGGAGTACGAAGATATACGGAAGGCAGTAAGGTATTCGATAAGGTTTTGTAAGAAACATAAAATAGTTCGATGTGAAGATAAAAATTTAAACAAAGAAAGGAACGAGAAATGAAAAAGTATAAGGTTTTATTTTGCGATATGGACGGGACGTTAATAGAAACTGCAAGCGGTGAGACGTTCCCGAAGGGTATATGGGATATGAAGTTTAAGTTTGATGTCCTGGATGCAATAAAGAATTTGAATCCCGAAGAAATTTTTATCGTGACAAACCAGGGAGGGATAGAAAAAGGGCTGGTTCCAGAATCATTCATTTATATAAAATGTGAGTACGTGAATTACAGTATAATGGATTATTGCGACATTGATACGCGTTTTAAGTATTGCGGAAGCAATGACAGAAGCAACCCTATGAGAAAGCCGAATACCGGAATGCTTGAAGAACTTTTTGATAATTACAAGACATGGAAAGATTGCAGTTTGGAGGTAGAAGATTGTTTAATGATTGGTGATGCAAGCGGACTTGAAGGGCAGTTTTCGGACAGTGACAAGAAAACAGCCGAGAATTTTGGTATAGACTATATGGATGTCAGCGAGTTCGTAAATGTTTACGGGAAAGGGGTATAATTATGGAAGTAAAGAACGGAATAATAATAGACGGGGTGCTGCATGAGCTTGTAAGACAAGAAAGTAATGACTGCAAAGGATGCTCTTTATACTATACTTGTCATACATATCGGTTTACTTATGATAAATTATGCGATATAAATTATGCGAAAGGGATTATTTATAAATTCATCAATCGTGGCAAAGTAACGGATATTAAGATAGATAAGGAGGAATAACAATGGAAAGCGATAAACTTATATTAGATGCTTGTTGTGGCAGTAGAATGTTTTGGTTTGACAAACATAACCCTTTGGTTTTATTTGTAGATAAGCGTTCAGAAACACTTACAGCTAAGGACAAAGATAGAATCAGAACTATAGATGTAAAACCGGATGTAATAGCCGATTTTACTAATTTGCCGTTTGAGGATAATTCTTTTTATATGGTGGTGTTTGACCCACCGCATCTAAAAACACTTGGTGAAACCTCATGGATGGCTAAGAAATACGGTAAACTGCCAAAAGATTGGAAATCACTTATACACGACGGATTTGCCGAGTGTATGCGCGTCTTGAAACCTAATGGAACGCTCATTTTCAAATGGAACGAAAGTGAGATAAAAGCTTCAGAAGTTTTGTCCGTTATCCCTTTTAAGCCTCTATTTGGACATACCACTGGAAGGCAGAGCAAAACAATATGGATGTGTTTTATGAAGAGAGAAGACGATGAATAATACAGAAGAAAAGCATTGCAGTATATGCGTGCATTATGAGATATGTGCCAATTTTCAGATGTATTGTCACGCATTGAAAAGACGCATAACGGCAAGAAAGCAAGGCGAAGAACTGTAAGTATTTTGAATATAGATGGAGGAATAAATAATGCATCAGTGTAATTATTGCTGTTGGTATAACGAAAGATACGGGAATTGCGATTGTCCGTATGTAATGAAGAAGTCGGCTTGTGATAAAGCTAAAAAGGAGAAAGAAAGGAGTGAGAAATGAACCTATTGGAACATTATGTAACAGAAATAATAGGGAAACCTTATTATCACGATTACGGAAGCGGAAAATATAGGTGGTGGCTGAAAGTTAAAGCCATTTGTTACGGCACAGAATCGGAAACGACGTTAATGTTTGACAGTGAATCTGATGCGCTGAATGTATGTAAAGGGTATATGTTTTTAGCTTAAAAGAAATTAGGAAATGGAAACAAAACAAGTATTATCAGTTGAACAGATGAAGCACTTGCAGGAGCTTGGATTAGATACGAGCGATGCAAGTATATATTGGGCAAGAGTGTCGCATGGAAGCCGTATTGACGACAAATCAAAAGGTGTATGGTTTTTGAGTTTACATAAGGAATTTCAGACTTGTGGATTTATGTCATATGAAATTCTTCCTACTTATACTTTGCAGGATATTCTGGATAAGTTGCCAGAATCAGTACAAGTATATGATTTGTACATATTTAAGAAAGTGGGGTTGTGGTGGCTCAAATATGTAGACGTAACGAATAATGGAACCGTTCGTTTAGAAAAAATGCCGAAGTTGATAGATGCAGCCTATTATATGCTGTGTTGGTGCATTCAAAAGGGGTTTGTTAAAATTAATAAGGAGGTTAAAGATGGAAGAAAAGAAAATTGATTGGGAACAGAGGCGTTATGAACTGGCAAAGGCTGCAATGCAAGCTTTGATTTCAAACAGTTTCTTTATGAAAAATTTGGGTATGTATTTGGATGAACATCCAGATAAAAAGATGGATGCAATAGAAGTAGTAGCTATTGAATCAATTAATTATACTGATGTATTGATAAAGAAACTGAAAGGAGAATAATTATGGAAGCACATGTAATGAAACTCGAAAACAACTGTGTAATTGTTGACGAGGAATATTTTAATGAGATAAAGAAGCAGTCAGAATTTAACCAAGAAAGGATAAACGAGATTGCCGAGGAAAAGTTTTTGAAATACATCAAAGAAAGCGGTATCAAGCTCTCCTATGAAGTAAACGGAATACCCTATATATTCCATTATGATTTGTTGAATGAATTGAATTATGAAGAGAGGGGTTATCCGGAATCCGTGTCAGAAAGGGTGAAGCATACTATCGCAGACGATATAACCGAGGCTTTGAATGATAAGCTTAAGGGATTGAAAGACGAGGCTTTGAATTATGCCTTAAGTGAGTTTGACAAACGGAAGTACGGTTTAGAGGCTACTGTAAAAATATGGAAATGTCTTGCATTGATATTTTTCATTATGACTATTGTTTCAATAACCGCATTATTTATATAGTTATGATAGAAGAACTTGTAACATTAGAGACAGCAAAGATGCTGAAAGAGAAAGGTTTCGTTTGGGAGTGTGAACGCACGATAAGTTGCGATAAAATTATTAGAAGATGGAACCATCCGCAATACATATCATGTTGCACAGAAATAGATGGCGAATTAGTTGAATTTTTATGTCCAACATTGTATGTTGCCCAGAAGTGGCTTCGTGAAACCAAGAACCTACATATTGAAATATACCGAAGTGCCGTAGGGTATGGCTATGCTATAGTGAAAGCCGATAACGGAACGTGGCAGGAAGATGATGATTCCAGGGGGACTAATGATGGCGGTCTGTGGGACACCTACGAGGAAGCATTAGAAGCTGGAATTATAAAAGCATTGTCTTTATTGTGAAATGATGTTAAACAACCCATATTTTACACATAAGCACTTGCGTATCTCATAACATAACCTTATCTTTGTACTGTGATAAGAAATCAAGGTCAAACAAGTAAAAGATAAAAGTCATGAACTCAGTATTTAAAGCCAAGAAACAAATGTTAGAAAACATTCTTTCAAAAGTTGCAAGTGTTAATGTAGAAATAACTTTTGCACGTACTAACATGATAACGATTGCTTGGGACGAAGAAAACAAAAGCGCGTTTGAAAGATTACAAAATTACTTCAAAGGAAAACTGTTTGATTATGAGTACGATGAAGAATGTGATATGTCTGTTTGTTGTTTGAATCTTTAATAAGATAAGGTTATGAAAGAAAGATTTTTAGAAAAATTCATTATGATGGAATTTGTGAAAGGAAATTTGGATTCACAGGAACAAGTTAATGACATGGTTTCTTTGATACAGAGAAAGTTAGGTGTGTCAGTAGAGAATGCAAGAGAATTTTTAAGAAAAGCGGTTGGGTTGATTTAACAATAACGATTTGTTTTTCTCATATTAAGGGGTTACGTTTGTAGCCCCAATTTTTAAATTAAAAAAGATGGCGCAAAAACTGTCTGCCGGATTTATGGCAGAATTATTCAAGCTTGTATACATGGATTTGAATATCACTCGAATGGTGGTAAATAATCTGACCTATCAGTTGATACCCAAAGAGTGGCCCGGTTTCAAATTTTTATTAAAAGAGGCAACAGAAGTATTAAAGGAAAAAGATAAGGTTCCTTCTTTGGGTGTGGTGTCTCAAAAATACGCTGACAGTGATTTTGTGATTGAGGCGATAGATGCCGTGCAGTCAGCCGCTAAAGTAGACAAGGAAATTATTATAGACCAGTTGGAAGCGTACATTAAAGACGTTGAATTCCAGCTACTTTCCAAAAAAGTACATGATTTGTACGAAGAGGGGAAGAAAGAAGACGCTATACGGGTAAACGCGGAAGAGAGCCAAAGAATTCTATCCCTATCATTAAGGCATGAGGCAGGCGGTTTCCAAAAAGTGTTCTCCGATTTTGACAAGCGAATGAAGAGGAGACGGGAAGAAGAAGAGGGGGAAATCCCGTCACGTGTAATGTTCGGACTTGATAAGATAGACCAGATTTCGGAAGGTGGTGCTACAATGGAAGATACCGTGTTATGGATAATGCGTTCGGGTGTCGGCAAGTCTACTGTATTGAGGTATCACGGTATGCAGGCAGCTTTTGACGGGCACCCAGTCTTACATATACAGTTGGAAGGTGGTGCGCGTGCGTGTCTGGAAAGATACGACCAGTTTTGGACTGGACAAAAATACGGGAATATCAGAAAAGGTGTCATAGATGATAAACTGGCTGAAAAAATAGAAAAGGCCTTTGAAAATATGAAATCTTATTCCAAGGACATAGATGTTTATTCATTTGAAAAATTCGGGCAGGCTACTATGGTGGATATTCGTAATGTGATAGTCTCCTATTATAAGAAAAACGGTTATTATCCGCATGTATTGATATTGGATTCATTAGACCTTGTGGCAACCGGAACAAACCGTGTTGTAGACAATAACCCTACATTCAAAAAAGAAAAATTACAGACGTGCGCCCAACTTTTGAAAAACTTATGTGTAGAGTTTAAAATGGTGGGATTTACGGCAGCACAAGCCGGGAATGTGCCGTTGGAAATATGGGACAATTCGGATAAGGTAATAGATAGAAGTTATACGGAAGGGGATAGGACATTGGTAAAGCCGTTTTCTTTTGTGTTTACTGGGAATCGGACAAGAGAGGAGAAGAAACAGAACATAATGCGTATTTATATGGATAAAGTACGTGATTATGATACGGTAAAAGACACCTTTTCTATTGTGACGGATTACGGCAGGGGGCGTTTTTGTGACAAGGCGCTGACAGCCGAATATTACGGAGGTGATAAGGGTTTCACTTCTTCTACATCTGGAAAGAAGACAAGAAAGAAAAAGGATGAAGACGGTGAAAAGCAAAATGATGTTAAAACAGAGACAATTTAGACATAAGCACTTGCGTATCTCATAACATAATCTTATCTTTGTAATGTCTTCTTAAGGGAGGCGAGAAAAAGAAGTCAAACAAATAAAAGATAAGAGTATGGAATGTTTTAGAGAAGTTATCGTTGAAAATGCAGAAATTTCCTGGGTTAGTTCAGAAATTTATGGTAGCAAGGAAAAGGTGCTGAAAGCAGTTGAAAACAGAGCAGAAACATTTGCCAAGTATTGCGGTTTTGAAGTCGAGAATCTTAAATACAGTTCAAGAAAATATTGCTCCATGAAAGAGAGTAACCTGGAAAGAGGTTTTGATGTGTTTTGCAAAAAGAAGGTGAAAGACTGTAAAGAAAGAATATCTTTTTTGGGATATATTATTTATGAATTAGTTTAAAGGGAGATGTTTAGGGTTGATAAAAACGAGGTAATATCCGAACTGAACCTATCTTTGTTTGGAGCAAAAGGTTTCATGCAAGACCGGAACAAGGAATGCCCTTTTTGCAATAAAAAGGGGAAATGGGGGATAAAGTTCAATGATGCCGGGAATAATGGCGCGTTCCATTGCTTCAAATGCGGCACAAAGACAACTTTAAAAAAGTTCTTGGAGAAGATAGGAAGGAAAGACCTCATAAAGCAGGATTACGAGAACACGATAAAGATGCAGAAATTGACCCCTCTAATAGACGATGAAGAAGAGGAAACAACAGAGGAAATCAAGGAATGCACCCTTCCTAAAAAACTGGAATATATAGAAAAGGACGAATATTTGGATAAGAGGGGGTTTGTGAAAAGATATTATGAAGAATTCCGTCCGGCAGAAACAAAATTCTTTCTTGAAAGAAAGCTGCACGATAAGTTCATATTCCAGTTTACAATGAACGGCAAATTAGCCGCATGGCTGGCACGCTCAAAGAAAAGTAAGGAGTGGCACGAAGAGAACCTTCAAAGATTCAAGGAGGGCAAAGAAAAGCTTGTATTGAGGTATGAAAATTCGCGTGACGGGTTCTCCCATGTGATAGGAGGATATGACAATATAACGAACGAAACGGACACGGTAATAATCGTGGAGGGAATGTTTGACTACATATCGGTAGATACGAAACTGCATCTTTATGAATCACCCGATATAAAGTGCGTGTTTACGTTCGGTAACAATATGGGATTAAGCCAGATAAGGTTATTGAGGGATAAGCCGGGTATAAGGAATGTGATTCTGATGTATGACCCGGATAAGCCGGAAATGATTAAGACGGTATCAATGACCCTACAAAGGTATTTCAATGTGCAGATTGCCGAATTGGAAGACAAGGAGAAAGACCCTGGGGATGCGACACAAGAAGAACTCCTATGGGCGCTTGACAATATGACGGAACCGATTAATTATTATACAAGACATTTATAGTTCTGATTTTTTGCCATTTATCCTAATTTTTGTTAGATTTGAAGTCAAAAATAGGGACATGGAAAAATCACGGAAAATCAGTCTGGAGCAGTTTGTAATTAACTTGCAATTGGAGTATTTGAGTTGTAGATTACGCTCGATAGTTTACAACCGTATAGAAAGTGTCGAGCTTGTGAAGATATACAAGGACATAGCGGAGAAGAAGAAAGCAAAGATTCTGAACTTGAAACAAAGGTTCCGTCTTGGAACAATGTTCGACAGTGACAAGGCGTTTTCTGATTTTTATTTGAAGGAATTTTTGCAGGAATACGGGTTGCCGAACTTGCAATATTCGGAGAAAACGAAAAAGTCGGTTATGTTCTGGGACAGGTTTCACCTATTGAAACCGGGTACCATAGTGATATACAAGGGGAAGGAGTATAAGGTAATGATAAATCACCCGAATGATGATAATGTGGTGATATGGATTGATGGTATGCCGGAACAGATACCCTATACTTATTTCAAAATGAGATGGTTAGAAAAAATAGATATGAAAGACTTAAAATAATGGAGATAACATTTGTTTATCTCAAAATTAAATTGTTATATTTGCAGTGTAATTAAAAAACAAAAAATATGACGTATTTCGAGTATGAAGAAAAGGCGGCTACTACAGCTTGCTATAATGAAAAAATAGCTTTGTCCTATGTAACACTTGGTTTGTGTTCAGAGATGGGAGAAACCTATGAGAAAATCAATAACGAGGCAGAAACGGAAGAAATCTCTAAAGAAATTGGAGATATGTTTTGGTATCTCGCTATGATTCGCAAAGAGTGCAATCTCGATATTGAAGGCTGGGATTGGAAAGAATCGCTGGCAAATGCGGAAGGTGCAAGTGTGTTTGATTTGCCCGTGGAAGTTGGAAAGATTGCAGACCAGGTTAAAAAGTGGTTGCGTGACGATTGGAAAGAAGCCGAGCAGAATGTATTTCCGGAAGAAAGAAAGAAAGCTGTTTTGGAAGCCTGGAAAAACGCCTGGAAGGTTATAAACAGTATGATTAACCGCGTCGGTCTTGATACGGAAAAGATTGCCGAACAGAATATCGAAAAACTGTTTTCACGCAAACAGCGTGACAAAATTCATGGAGCAGGAGACAACAGATGAGAAATTACGACAAAATATTAATGACCGGGGCGCAGGGCACGGGGAAAACAACCCTATTGAAAGCCTTGCAGAATGAACCGGAATTTGACAACTGGAAGTTTTACACGAATGTTGTCAGAACGATGGTTGAAGAAGAGGGAATAGCCATCAATAAGGAGGGTACTTCTGAATCACAAAAGAAAATATTCGACAAATACACTCAAATAATGGAAGATGCTATGAAACAACCTTCCATTAGTGACAGATGTATTATTGATGTGAACGCGTACACTTCATGGCTTTTTGACAACTGTAATCCGAAAGACAAGGATTATAACAACCTGGCAGAAGAGGACTTCAAAGAAAAGCGCCAGATTGTAAAACGGAAATACGAATTTCCTTTGCTTGTCTATCTTCCTATTACATTCAGATTGCAGGGTGACGGTGCGCGTTCGGAAGACGAGGAATACCAGAAGGAAATCGACCGTAAAATAAAGCAGATTGTCGATAATTACGGAATACCATATATTTCTGTTTCCGGTTCAACGGAAGAACGTGTGCAGCAGATTAAGGATGCCGTATTTGGAAAGGAGAAGTAAGACAATGGAAGTTTCTTTGTTGACTTTGAGAAATGTGGGACGGAAGCTTGGAATGCAGAACGTTTCCGGATTTAAGAAAGAAGACCTTTTGCAGCAGGTTGTCGAAAGACTGGAAGCAAAAGGAAAGACGATTGAAGAATATGCAAAGGAAGTTTCGATAAATACCCAAAAGGGGTATGTCAAGAAAAAGTTTAACCTTTCACCTAAAGGAAAAAACCCGTACAAGAAAGGAAGTATATCGTATAAGGTGTGGGAAGAACTCGCAAAGAATGACGGTCGTTCATTCAGCCGGATTGCAAAAGAACTGGGAACGCATTACAACGTTGTTTCCGTTTGTTGCAGGAACCATTTTAATAAATCATAAACTTGCCGTTTTTATTTAGATTTGATTTTTCACGGGGAGTGTAAGTAAAATACACTTCACTCCCCTTTACACCCTAAAATCATGGAAGAGTTGTATAAAGATTTAATCAAATATTTGGAGGATAACTTTTTATCTTTCAATGCTTTAGATAATTATATCGTAGAAATTGATGGGCAGACATTCGAGTTGTTCGAGCCTTTCCAATGGGACAAAGAGGATAACGGAATTTTCTTTGACGATTCGTTCCAGTGGGTAGGAGACAGGACAGAATGTGACAATTATGTTTTCCGGTTCGGTGATGTATGGTATTATCTGAAAAAGGGAGACGAAAACAAGGTAAAACTTAACCGATTGCAGTATATTGGAAAAGCGAATTTGTTTGACGAAAGTTTGAAGCTTGACACCTATATAGGGGTGCACGGCAATTTTGAGCTGATGAACGGGATGCACTTTTATTCCGACTGGGTGGAAAAGGCGAAATTCATGGGGATAAGGGCGCTTGGCATATGCGAAAAGAATACGCTTGCATCAGCGTTCAAGTTTCAAAATGCGTGTCTAAAAAGCGACATAAGACCTATATTCGGTATGGAAGTTACCGTATATAATGAACAGAAGGACGTTAGATATACGGTAAAACTGATAGTCAAGAATAAGGAGGGGTGGAATAACCTATTGAAAATAAACAAAATTCTGAATGTTGACGAAAAAGGTTTTATCACCGAAAAGGAATTGCAGGAAATGAAAGACGGATGCTTTCTGCTATTAGACCCGAAAACATGTACGTTTGAAAACCTCCCTATATTGTCAAGAAAATGGAATGACACCTATTACCAGCTTGATACCGTGGAATACAAGAAGAATGACCGGGATAAAAAATATCTTGACAATCTGAAAAAGTTCGTGGGTGTGTATAAGCCCGTGGCGGTATGTGACGCTTGGTACTTGGAAAGACGGTATGCCCCTATAAGGGAAAAGCTTAACAGACTGGCAAAGGTAGTGAATTATGAGAGTGACAACCAGTACATGAAGAACTATCAAGAGTATTACGAAGAACTGTCAAAACTGATATTGGACGAAGACAAGTTTTTCGGACTGTTTGAAGAAGCTTTGGTAAATCTTAATTACATATCGGTAAATTGTAATTATTTGCTGGAGACACAAGTACGGCATGCACCCCAATATGTAATGACAGAAGAGGAGAAAAAGAAATATTCGTCCAATACAGAAATGTTTGAATCGCTTGTATTTGACGGACTGGCAGAACACCCGGAAATACTGGATAGATACAGTGAAGAAGAACTGACGGAAAGACTGAACACGGAAATATCCATCATAGAAGAAGGCGATGTAGTGGACTACTTTCTGATGCTGAGGGACATTATCAGATGGGGAAGGGATAATAACATTTTGGTCGGACTGGGGAGAGGCTCCTCCGCTGGCTCTTTGGTGTCCTATCTTCTTGGTATTGTTAATGTAAACCCGTTGGAATACGAACTCCTATTCAGTCGATTTTTGACAAAGGGTCGTTTAATTCGGCATGAAGAGGAAGAAGTGGTAATGATAAACGGAGAAAAAGAAATATCCGGAAATGCTTTTATAAAGATTATCAGAAATGACGAGGAAATGATAATCAGAGCGAAAGAGCTAAAAGAAGGTGACGAACTGATAAACGAATAGTTGTATGATAGTAAAAAATATTGAAATAAAACGTCGGGCAAAGACCGTATTAGGGTCAATGCCAGATATAGATACCGACTTCCCAGGCAGAAGACGAGACGAAATAAAAGCTTACATGGAAGAACGGTTCGGTAAGGAGCAGGTTTGTTCGCTTGGCACCTATACTACTCTCCAGCTAAAAGAGGCAATATCGGACATGGCGCGTGCAGACGGCATACCAGTACAGTTATACAGATGGTTTACCGCTTGTATCGGAGACGACAAAGAAAAGACGATAGAGGAGTTTTTCAAGACTGTATGCGGAAAAGAGGATTTAAAGAAGTTTGTAAAGGAACATACAGAAACGTTCAACGATATGTTGGTAGTTCTTGGTTCCCCAAAAAGCCAGTCGGTTCACGCGTGTGGAACGGTAGTGTTGCCGGACGGCAAAACATCCTATGAATGGATGCCCGTACATACGCAAAAAGGACTTGTGGTTACAGACTGGGAAGGTTCGGAAGTGGAAGAGGCAGGCTTCCTAAAGGAAGATGTTTTGGGTATCATACAGTTGGACAAGTTCGAGGAAATGCTGCGCTTGATAAAGGAAAACCACGGAATAGATATTGACATATACAGTCTGCCTTTGGACGATAAGCAGGTATTCGAGTATGCAGGTAAAGGATGGCTGGGAGATGTTTTCCAGCTTGGTTCAGCCGGATTATCCGGATATTGTGTAAAAATGAAACCGGAAAACATAAACGAACTGTCTGCATGTGTGGCTCTCTATAGACCTGGACCTATGGAAAACAATTTCCACAACGAATATATTTTGCGGAAGAATGGGGAAAAGGACTGGACGGAAGAAATGCCTATAGGCGGTGAAGAAGTGGTGAAGAAAGATTTTGGACTACTTGTCTATCAAGAAAGTATAATGTTATTAGCCCAAAAACTTGCCGGATTTGATTCTGAAACAACAGACCTTTTGCGTAAATGTTTGGGGAAGAAGGATTTAAAGAAGATAAAACTTTATAAAGACAAGTTTATTACTAATTATGCAAAAAATTTTGCTTCTAAGGGAGTGACAAAGGAATATGCGGAAAACCTTTGGAACCAAATGGAAGAGTTTGCAAAATATTCGTTCAATAAGTGTATAAGTGGAAGAGAAAAATTCCATAGAACAAAAGGAAAAAACGGCTTCATTCCTACTATTGAAGAAATGTTCTTGATTAAGAATGATAAGGGCTATGCTATTTCAACAGGACATAAAGAACTTCATTCTAAATATAAGAATAAAGGGTATGGCGCTTGTTGGGCTTTGTGTAAAGATGGGAAAATAAGATTAGCAAAAATAAAAGATATAAGATTTGCAGGTGTAAAACAGACCTATAAAATAGTTTTAGAAAACGGGAAATTTATTTCTGTTACAGATAATCATAAATTCCCAACACAGAGAGGTATTGTGTTAACAAAGGATTTGACAAATAATGATTATTTGTATGTTAATAAAGGGTATAAACAAGAAAAATGGGATTTTGCCTATACAGATAAGGTAGATAAAAATAATGTAGGAAAGTATAAGTATAAATACGAATTAAATTCAGAAAAAGGAAAACAAGGTTTTCAAAAGAAGGAAACTTCTTATACTTTACTTAAAAATTACATTAAAAATAACAGAAATAAGTTTTCTTGTTGTCAAATATGTAATAAGGAAAGTAAAAGATTAGAATTGCATCATATAGATGGAGACCATGCCCATAACGAAGAAAATAACTGGCTTTTTGTTTGTCCTTCATGCCATAAAAAAGAGCATTATAGAAAGCATGGAAGAATTAAGATGGGAGAAAAAGGACTGGAGAGCGAATTAGTAAAAATTGCTTCTATTGAAAAAGATGTTGTTGAAAATGTTTATGACGTTGAGATAGACCACCCAGAACATAACTTTGTCACTGGGGAGGGTATTGTAACATGCAACAGTCATTCCGTATGCTATGGTATGACCGCCTATATATGCCTATGGCTTAAGGTACATTATCCTATTGAGTATTGGAGTGCTACATTCTCGTTTGCGAAAGATGAAAAGATACCTTATTATGTAAACGAAATACAGCAGTCCGGTGAGATAAAGATACATCCAGTAGATATCAACAAGTCAGATATAAACATTGTGTCCGATTATCGTACAAACAGTATGTATTGGGCATTCAACGCAGTAAAACAATGTGGGGAAAGAGCACAGGAACATATATCGGAGGAGAAAAAGAAGAACGGGCCTTTTTTCTCTTTGGAGGAATTTATAGACAGATGTGTAATTAAAGGCAGTCCGGTAAATAAATCTGTCATTGAGAATTTGATATTTGCAGGAGCGTTCGACGAATTGGAGAATATCCAGGAACCTAAAGACCGTTTGGCGCTTATTGAGATGTACCGCGAGAACAAAAGGGTTAAGATATTGGAGGATAAGGATTTACTTACCAATATTATGAAAGTCCGCAAAGAACGCAATAATTGGTGGTGGCTGTTGCAGCAAAAAAGAACGTCCGGTTTTGCATTTTTTGATTATTACGATTTGGTAAATGAATATCATATGCCTAAATTAGACGACGAAACGGAATTCCAGGATGTGTCGCAGATAAAATTTTGGGACATTAATTCAAAGAAAACCCGTCGTGCTGTGATAGGCGGTTATGTGATTGAGATAATAGAGAGGAAAAGCAAGAAGGGCATATTTGCCACTATAGTATTGGAAAGTAATTATGAATTTATAAATGTAACTATTTTCCCAGAGTTGTTTGAAGAATACGGAGAGTTTTTAAGGGGTAGTAAAAAGAACATTTTGTTGGTTAACGGTGTGATTGTGTGGGATAAGTTCAGAGGAGAATATATTTTGCAGGCGAATGTTAATTCATTGTTTACAGTATTGACGTAAAGATATTTTGATATGAAAATTATGGTAGAAATCGGTACCAAGACCGTTGTTTTGGTATCACCGGACAAGGACGAAGAAATAGAACTTGACGATGTTACGACAATCAATTACTCGAACCTCTATGGAGAGGCGGTAACGGTATCTGGATTGCTTAATAAAGTCGGTCTGATGAAGGTTGAATATGAGAAGAAAGCGAAGGAAGAGAAACTGTTTTGTGATGTGTTTGCAGCTAATTTGAGGAAGAAATTAAGGCGAGAAGCGGCTACGAATGGAGGAAGAATAACGATTGATGGAGAATCTTTTAAGCTGACTGAAAAAGGGTTGGAGGACGCTATATTACTCAATGAACAGTATCAGAAAAACTTGATGAACCTTATTGAGATAGAATCGAAACGTGACAAGTTAGACACCCTATTTTGGGCAGTTCAAAGCAAGGACAAGAAACTTAACAATTTGTTGCCAAAGATTGTACCGCAAGACTTTGAAAAAGAGCTTATTGAAGGAAAAATAAATACTTTTAAGATAGTAAAAACCGATTATTAATTTTTAAAAATTTTGTGTTATGGCTTTTGATAGAAGTAAGTACAAAAAAGCGAGTGTAGAATCAATTGATGAAACAGTAGGAAAAGCAGCCGCAACAATGGGCGGTGGTTTTGGACAAGGCGGCAGAGCCTCATTTTTTAATCTGAACGAAGACGGAAGATATGTATTGCGCGTATTGCCGTCGTTGACAGGGAAACCCTATATGCCGAGAAAGACGGTTAAACTGCCTATTGAGTGTGCGGTATATGACAAGGACGGGAAAGACACCGGAAAGAAGGAAATTAGACAAAGAGACGTCTTTACTTCTGATATCCACAGCAACCGGATGAATGGAGAAGATGCAGTGCTGACCTATATCAGCCACGTGTATAACCTGGCAAATGATATCCAGGACAAGGAAGAGCGCGCAAAATTCCTCTATCCTATCAGCGGTTATCGCAACAAGCAAAAACAATGGATATGGGGCATGAAAGCCATGCTTAACTATGTGGCTTATGTATGGGCCGAAAATGACGTGTACCGTCTTGATTTGCGCCCGGATTGGTGGAAGAAAATGAAGAACATTTCTATGGAGCGCGCAGGCGGTTCTGACGATGGTATTATTAATCTTGACATCTTTTCTGACCCGGACGAAGGTTATCCGTTGATTGTCAATGTCACCACGGACGAAAACAAAAAGAAAAATTTTGACATTACTTGTGGTATGCCGGATGCTAATAAGCGCCAGACTTGGGACGATTTCTTTGCTAAAAACCGTGTATCAGACGAAGTGTTCGGTATCATGGAAGAATTGCCTACCCTGGATGATATGTATGTAGATGTCTTTTCACGTAAAGACTGGGATATGCAGTTGGAAGGATTGGAAAGAATCGACGAGGAACAATCATACGGTATTTTCCAAGACGACGTATTCTTGAACAAACTCGAAGAACTTGACAAATTGGTTCCGGAAGAGGATGAAATCAAGGAAAAGAAAGCTCCTAAGAAAGCCCCTGAGACAAAGAAGGTGAAAACGGAGGAACCGAAAGAAGAACCAACAAAGACGGAAAAGAAAGCAGGCGGTTATCCTACATTGACGAACCTCAAAAAAGAACTCCGTGCCTACATTGCCGATAACTACGAAGACAAGGAATTACCGGAAGAGTTGACCGTAGCCGAACTCCGTAAATGGTACGACATTGCACAGGAAGGTGGCGAACTGCCTTTTGAGGATTACGAAGAGCCGGAAGATGAAGAACAAGGAGCGGCAGACCCAGAACCGGAAGATACGGCAGTTGAAGAAAGGGAAGCATCAGCAAGCGTTCCTAATTCCATTGCGTCGCGCTTAAGAAACTTGAAAGCGAGAACTTCAAAATAAATCACACAAGGAAGGGTAATTTTTACCCTTCCATTATTCCTATTATTATGAAAAATCTTTACAGCATAATCCTTATTTCGGGTATGATAATAATACTCATATTGTTATTCTTATCTATCAAGAAAGCAAGGGAGAATGAAAGGTTGTTATATGAAGTGGAATTTTATACCGATTCTTTAAACAGATATACAAAGGTTTACAATTCCGAAAGTTTTTCTAAATTGAAAAAAGAAAACAAAGAATTATACAATCGATTGAAGGAAAAGGAAGCACTTGTAGAGGCAGTGGAATTTGAATGGAAATACAAGTACGAAGGACTGGAAAGAGAGGTTTCCGAATTGAGGAAAACGGACAGCCTCTATACATTCAAAGAAGAAACCGATACGGTAGGATATGATTTACAGGTGTGGGCTACTCACCTGGCAAAGTATAAGATTAATTTCAATATAACCAACAAATTTTTATTGACAAACCAGCGTATAGGGAACAGTAACCGTATGGAGATAACTTCCCAACTGCCCGGAAAGATAGGTGACGTTATAATGTGGACAAAACCGGATAAAAAGAAAAGATTCGGGTTCGGGGTGTCGGTAGGTGCCGGATATGGAGTATTCAACAAGGATTTTGACGTGTTTGTAGGATTAAGCGGAACATATATAATTTGGTAAATTATGTTTGTACAGATAAATAACAAAAGGATAAAGATTACTTCTATCAGTAGATATAATGACGAGGGGTATTCACAGTCAACTCAGAAGTTCAGAATAGCTTTAAAGATTTCCAATGTCTGGGAGAGCTTCTATTTTGACAAGGAAGTAGAGAAAGATAATGTTTTGAAAAATCTTGACAATACATTAAAGGTAACTGCATTATGACCGGGAAAATGATAATAAGCACGGATTGGCATTTGAAGCCGTCCAATATTGAAGAAATAACGGAATTGCAAAGGCAGGAATTGAATGTAGCAGAAGACAATGGTATAACCAATCATGTGTGGTTAGGTGACATATTCGATTCCCGTATATCACAGAGACAGGATGTCTTGAATGCTTTTTCCTCTATTCTTGACATGTATGCGAGGATGGGGCACACGGTATATTGCATTCCAGGGAACCATGATAAGAGCGACTATAGTTCGGACAGGTCTTTTCTTGATGCGTTTAAGTATCATAAAGGGTTTAATTTGATAACTGACTTGGACGCTTTCGAGATTGGCGGTGTAATATGTTATTTTATGCCGTTTTTTGACAATTCGATATGGTTAAAAGGGATGTCGGACGTATTAAAGGAAAAGAATCATAAGACGCATGTACTATTTACTCATATCGCATTTCAAGGAAGTAGGAATAATGACGGTAGTGAGGTGGAAAGCGATATAAAACCCTCTCTGTTTAAAAACTTTGGTATGGTGTTTTCCGGGCATTATCACGATACCCAGGAGATAGGAAAGAATATCGTGCACTTGGGAAGCATCACCCAGAACAATTTCGGAGAAGACGATAAAAAGGGGTTCTGGTTATTGGATGATGATTTGACCTATGCGTTTATTCCGTCAAAAGGGAAACGATACAGAAAGGTTACTGTAAACCTGGAAAATACGACATTCAAGCAAGCCGACAAGATTGTAAAGGATTTTCAGAAGAAAAACAAGGAAGATTTTGTGCGCGTGGAATTCGTAGGTACGAAAGATGCAATTTCCTCCATTGACAAGGAAGAGTATAGAAAGCTTGGTGTGGATGTCAAAGTTAAGTCCGTAGAACTGGAAACGGAAGAGGTGGAGACAGCAGAAGAAATCAAAGCTTTGTCCGGTTCCGATATTGCAGAAAAATTCAAGGGATTTTGCGAACAGAACGATTACTCCTATAATGAAGGAATGGAAATTTTAAAGGAGGTGTTATAATGGGATTGGAAGAATTATTTGGAAGAATAGAGAAACGTTTCGGAAAGGAAGCGGTAGTAGGCAACGATATAAAGGTAGACACTGTGTCTTCCGGCAGCATGGCATTAGATGAAATATTGGGAGGCGGTTTTGCGCTTGGAAGAATACACGAAATATACGGAGGATTTTCGAGCGGCAAAAGCTCTGCGGCATTACATCTAAGTGCATCCGTACAAAAAACGCTTGGAAAAGCGGTCGGATATGTAGATACAGAGCAAGCGCTTGACCTGGAATATGCAAAAGCGCTTGGAGTTGATTTAAGCCGCGACAAGTGGATAATGTCTCAGCCGGACAGTGCGGAACAGGCACTTGAAATCGTGCGTGAGATGCTGGAGGTGCCGGATATCGGATTGGTGGTGCTTGATTCGGTTGCCGGATTGGTGCCGGAAGCTGTTTTGCAGGGTGAGGCAGGAGATGCAAAGATAGCGCTTGTAGCGCGCCTTATGTCACAGCAGTTAAGCATCTTAAAAAACGTATGTAAGAAAAACGGAAACATCCTCCTATGTATCAATCAGACGAGGCAGAAAATCGGGGGTATGGGATTCGGCCCTACAACAACCACACCAGGAGGCGAAGCGCTTAAATTCTACGCTACCCAAAGAGCGGAATTTGCCCGTATAGGCACGGAAAAGACCGATGGAGTGGCAACCGCCAACAAGACACAAATAAAGGTTGTAAAGAATAAGATTGCACCCCCTTTCCGTGTATGCCAAGTAATGTTAGAGTATGGTGTAGGATTTGACACGATACAGGAGCTTATAGATATGTCTATAAGAGAGGGGATTTGCTCTAAAAAGGGCGCCTGGTTTTACTATGGCGAGACACGTTTAGGACAGGGAATGGATAACGCTAAAAAAGCGTTATTGGATAAGGATTTGTTTAATGAAATTAAAAATAAATTGATAGATACGTTATGTACCCCGAAAGATTGATATTAAGAAATTTTTTGTCATTTGAAGAACTTGATTACACCTTTACAAAAGAAACTTTGGGTGTGACTGGGGAGAACCGGACAGAGGAAGACCAGCTAACGAACGGAGTGGGGAAGAGCACTATCGCACAAGGCTTGTTCTACGCGATATATGGCGTTAATCTAAGAGGAAAGGAAGACAAGAAACTGATACGTAAAGGTACGAAAGAAGCCTATACTAAAGTTGAAATATTTTGTCAAAAACGGAAAGAAACGCTGATAATTGAGCGTACAATTCCATTGAAAAGTTCTTCCAAAGTATCGCTGACCCTAAAGAAAGATGATGTGGAGACACCCGTAACGGTAGCCACTGTACTGGATGCGAATAAATACGTGATTAACTGGATTGAGATTACACCGGAAGATGCCAAGTCCTATTATATCGTAACCAAGGGTAATTATTCGTCTTTTTTTCGTTCGTCCAATACGGAGAAACTTGCCTTGATAAGTCGCTTTGTCAATTTCTCCAATATTGACAAGACAAAAGGTGTGATTTCCGAAAAGGTCGGAGTATTGGAACAAGAGCTGCACAAAGAAGAATGTCTGAAAAGCGTTGCGGAAGGCAAGAAACAAGCCTATGAAGAACAGATACAGCAAGTGTTGAACGAAGACCCAGAAGAAAAGAAAAAGGGTATTATAGGTGAGATTCAGTCAGAAATATATTCTTTACAAATTCTTATTGAAGACCTTGTAAGGACGCGTATTCCCAAAGCGGAAAAGGATATCGAAGGCGTAGACAAGGATATCGAAGGGCTTGTAAAGCTGAAAGAAGAAGTGAACAAGGAGCTTGAAAGCTTCGATATGGACGCTTACAAGGACACCTATAAGGAGATAGACACGGAAATAGCCGGATTGAAGAAAGACAAATCGAACAAGGAGGAAAGGCGTAAAGATTACGCATTGAAATTAGCTGATTATGAGAAGAAATTACAGAAGGTTGAAGTATTGCTTTCTGGCGTCATTGTGTGCCCTAACTGCAATCATAAGTTTTTTATGGATGCTGACAAGGATTTTGAAGAACTGGAGGCTGACAAAGAGGCTTATAAAACAGCCATTGACAAGAATACGGTAAAGAAAAACGAATATGAGACCTCTATAAACGAACTGGAAGACCTTATCTCCCAATACCAGGATGTAAGAAAAGAAACGGAAGAGGAAGAACGTAAACTGCGTGTCCGTCGTGGAAAGGTGGTTGATAAGATGATGGAGGTGGAAGACCGTATAAGGGAGCTTGAACGCGAGAAGAAAGGATATGAAAACTCCATTGTAAAGATGCGTTCAGAAGTTGAGACAAACCGTTCTCTCATTGATTCCAAGACTGGGTATATAGAGGAATTGAAAAAGCAGAAAGCGGAAAGACCCTCTATCAAAGACCAGGAAAAGGCGGTAGAAAAACTTTCCAAGGACATAGAGGAAGGCAACAAAAAAATTCTTGACAAGAAAAACGAGATTTTCAAAGTACAGCAATGGGATAGCCGTTTTAAAGACTTTAAGATGTATCTGGCAATGGAGCAGATAAAGAATATCCAAAGCGCGGCCAATGATGTACTAAAGAAAATGAAAAGCGATTTGCGTCTGATGATTGAAGGTTTCAAACGGAACGCGAACGGAACATTGAAAGAGGAGATAACACCCTATGTTTTCCGTGATGAAATGGAAAGCTTTTTCTTTTATTCGGGCGGTGAACAGGCACGTGTGGAAGTGGCTCTTATCATTGCTATACAAAGTATGATTAACGCGACAAAACAGTACGGAGGTATGGATTTTTTACTGTTGGATGAAGTGCTGGAAAGCAGCGATTCCCTGGGTATAGAGAATATAATAGCTTCTACGGAGTTTTTGAAACAATCAATATTGATTGTTACGCATGTACCAAAGCTTAATGACGAGATAAAACAATTGAAAGTAATTAAAGAAAATGGAATATCAAGACTGGAGGTGTAACATGAAAGTATTTATGGGATTTGACCCCGGAACAAAGGGGTTCGTATCAATGATTGCAGAAGATGGAACCTTTGTCAAGGCTGAACCCATCTTTAGGGATATTAAGGTGGTGGACATGATAGAAACAGCAAACAGACTTCTTGCTTTTGTCGAAGGGTATGAAGTCCGGCATGTTGTAATAGAGGATGTACACGCATTATACGGTTCTTCGGCAAAAGGAACGTTTACGTTCGGTTATAATTCGTGCGTGCCGGAATTTTTCTGTGCGATTGCTGGATTACCCTACACAAAGATACCGCCTAAAAAATGGCAGTCGGACATGCATAAGGGTATAAAGATGGTAACAAAAAATGACGGAACCAAAACGGTAAAGGACGTGAAGAAAATGAGTATCGTGGCTGCACACCGTATTTTCCCGGACGTGAGTTTAAAACGCTCCAGCAGGAGCCTAAAGGACGACGATAACTTTGCTGATTCTTTGTTGATGGCTGAATATGGACGTAGACATTTTAAATAACAATGGTATGGAAGAATATATAAGAAAAAGTTTTATAACGCCTAATGTAGCAATAAAGGTTGCTTGTTTTAAGGCAGGAATGACAGAAGAAGATTATTATAATACATTGGGAGAATGCCGAATGTATGGTGATGATAAGGAAAAGAACGAAGAGTATCAAAGGGAATTGTGCCGGAAGATATTCAGACCGACACCGGAAGAAGAGGAGGAAGATATCAACAGATGGAAAGAAGACGGTGCAAAAGTTATGAGCTTTGAAGATTGTGTAACCTTGGTATTGGAAGGATTGCCAGTTAAAAACAAAGAAAGATGATATACTGGAAATGTGAAAACAAGGAATGTACGGAATTCGGGAAGGAAATTATAGAGACACGCCCGATGTTCAAATATACTGATAAGGGAACCGTACCTATTAATATACCTTACTGCAAGGTATGCGGAAAACAGATGGGGTATCGTGAGGAATTGCCGGAAAGCGAAGGTGATATAAACGTGGCGTTCGCTTCTTTCGGCTCCCAGTCCAACGAAAACAAAGCCTCTATTCTCAAAGATAGATACAAGAAAGGTCTTGAAAAAGACGGTATTAGCGAGATTATAAAGGCTAAAAGGGATAAAATGACTAAGGACTTTTTCGGTGGGTGATATGTTAATTATATGTTAAAATGACATAAGCACTTGCGTATCTCATAACATAATCTTATCTTTGCATTGTGAGATTAAGAGATGATAAGTCAAACAACAAAAAAGATAAGGTTATGAAATCACTTGAAGAACTTAAGAATAGCATTTACGAGAAGATAAACGAAATCAGAAATTTTAGCAACGATGATTCAAAGTTGTTTAATGAAGAAGGCGGTTACAATTACGAAGAATTGAACGCCTTTCTCGAAAGAAATAAGAAAAAGAACTATATGAAAGCCGCTTGCATGAGGATGATTAAAAATTATCTCGATAGGTTGTATGACGGATGGAAGTTTTACGAGAAAGACTATTTGGTTTATGTGAATGACTTTAAAAAATTTGGATAATGAACGAATTAATAGAAAATATATGGACACTTGTAGCTCTCACGGGCTACAAGTTCATAACGGTAAACTTTTTGGGAACCTATAAAGTTTTTATGGTGGAAAATTTTGCCACAAAGACAAGGGATAACCCGTTTAATGAAGTGCGCGGAGCGGTGGATATAACGGAAGATGTTAAACACCTTACTTTCCAGTTGTCTGAATTGAACCCTATCGGAATAGATACCCGGTTGCAGGGAAGACCGAGAAAAGATTTTAAGTTTGGAAGTGACGATTACATTTACTTTATTGCTAACAAGAAAAACGAGTTTTAGTTATGGCAAGCGAAAGATTAACAATTAACGAAAAAGATAGGATTGCAAAAAGTATAATCAAGCCTATTATAGAGCAGTCAAGAAAAGAATTTGAGAATTTTGGTAAATTTGCCGACGAATATTTCAAGAAAAATTTACCAAAAGATGTTGTTGAATTTATGGATAAATACCCTAATGTAGTAAAAACCAAAGGGTGTATTTATCTGTCAAGTCTTACACGCGAACGAATATACAATATAGTGAGTTATGTTGAAGTTAATTATTTTGTATATTCGTTTATAACTGATACAGAATTTGATGAATTGAAGAGTTCAACGGAAGCAAAACTTTTTGTCAAGAGAATGATTGAGTTAGACAGGAAAGCATCTAATATCAAAAACCGGACAAAATGCGCGCTTGAAAATATCAATACAACAAAACAATTGAAAGATAATTTTCCAGAAGCGTATGTTATTCTCACGGAAACTTCTAAAGAAGATGTTAAGAGGAATGAATGTGACAATATAGAAAAATTGCGTGCAGAACTTTCAAAATTATAATAATATGGTTAAGTCTAATTTAGACCCTAAAGTATTGGAGGGTAAAATAAAAGAATATAACAACGCCTATCGTAGAGGCGAATCGGAAATAACGGATGCGGAATTTGACGCGCTGGTAGAACAACTGTATGAGGTCAACCCTAATGCGGATTGGTTCAAGAAAGGAGTCAATGACGAGGTTCCGGGAAGAAAAGAAACCCTTCCTATCCCCATGTATAGCCTGGAAAAGGTAAAAACTTATGACGAGATTGTAAGGTGGGTAAAGTCATGTGGACTGAAAAATGAAGACAGATTGATTATCACTCCTAAATTTGACGGTATTTCCTTATGTGTGGACGAGTACAACAAGAAGGCATGGACACGAGGAAATGGTGAGGTAGGACAGAATTGTACCCCTCATTTTGAACAGATGATTAACCACGGATTTAAGGATGCGAAAAGAACAGAAGGATATTATACTTTCGGAGAAGCTATTTTCCGTAATTCCACTTTCTTGACATTGAAGAAGCGGACAAATTACAAGTCCGCGAGAAATGCGGTAGCTGGTCTTGTCAATTCTCCTACTGTATCTCCAAATATGAGGGATGTGCAGTATATAAGGTACGGATATTCCAATGAGGATTGGAACAAGGCAAGTATGATTGCCTTTATGAATGACAATTCGTCCGTAAAAGTTCGTTATGTCGAAACATTCGTAGAATCAGTTATTCATAGCGAAAAGATGTTCAATGAATATATGGACAATATTTTCAAGGGTATAACAAATGATTACAAATGCGATGGTCTTGTTATCGACGTGGATAGTGCGAAAATAAGAAAAGAGCTTGGAAGATTGCCGAACGGCAACCCACGTTATGCAATTGCCTACAAGAACCCGGATTGGTCGGAAAGAGAGGAAACAGAGGTAGAAAATGTAAGATGGCAGATTTCCAAAGACGGCAGATTATCCCCGGTAATTGACATTACACCCGTTGAATTGTGCGGAGCTACGGTTTCCAAATGTACAGCATATAATGCCCGTTATGTAAAGGATAATTTTATTATGCCAGGTTCACGTGTCATTATTTGCCGTTCCGGTGATGTGATACCGAAACATATATTTACCGTGTCTTGGCCTACTTTAAAAAGTTGTTTGCCCGACAAGTGTCCCGTTTGTGGGAAACCTTTGGAGATGGACAGAAACAATGTGGACTTGATTTGTTTCAACAAAAATTGTGACGGTGTAATGCTTGCCAAATGTGTATATTTTTTCAACACTTTAGGTTTTGAAGAGTTCGGAGAACCGACAATAAAGAAACTGTTTAACGCTGGCTACAAGACACCGGATAGCATTCTTCTATTATCAGAGGAAGACCTTAAGAAGATTGAAGGCATAGGAAATGTAGGTGCAAAGGTACTGTCAAGACAGTTTGAAAACTTAAAAAAGAAAGGTACGAACTTTGCAAAATTATTGACAGCCTATAATAAATTTGGGGGTGTAATAGCCGAAAAGACATGCCAAAAAATTCTTGACGGATTAAAGTTATATACTTGTAAAGATGTAGCCGATTTTGCAAAAGAATGTGATGAAAGTTGGGCGGCTGACATTGAAGACAAAGTTGAAGGTGTCGGATTTAATACAGCTTTAGCATTTGTTTTAGGTATTGAAGATTGGTGGGTAAATGACGATGATTCTGCACACATTCCTATAACTTATTACGGACTGGAAGAAAAGACCTTTGAAGGACAAATGACGGTTGTATTTACCGGATTCCGTTCACCGGACACGGAAAAGAAATTGACGGATATGGGGCATAAGATAGGTTCTTCTGTAAGCAAGAAAACAACATGCTTGGTAGTGAAGGAAAAAGGATTGGGAACCATCAAGGAAAAGAAAGCGGAGCAATACGGAATACCCGTTTTCACGTTTGAGGAATTTAAGGAAAAATTCAATGTTTGATTGAGTTTCTTTTGTTTGTTTGACATAGTGGGAGAGGCTGGTTTGAGAAAATAAGCCTCTTATTTTTGTAAATTTTTTAGTAATGAGATATTGGTATAGAGATAAGGACTACGTTTATATTGGCTTTAATTATAACGCCAATTTTGTAAATAAAATGAAACGTGATTTCGGAGCCAAATATAACCCGGCTTTGAAAGAGTGGTATTTTGAACCTTCTTTAGAAAAATCTCTATTGTTAAAATATTTCTTGGATGGAAACGGCTTCAAGAACGAAAAGCCGGAAAGACAGATAGAAATACCTCTAAAGGAAATCAAGCCCCTTGTAAACGAAAAGGAGTTGAAAGAAATGTTTGATTACCTGGGATTACCGCTACATCTAAGAGATTATCAGATAGAGGGCGTGTCCTATATGGTTAATCATGGGAATTGCCTTAATGGTTGCGGACCAGGTGTAGGGAAAACGAGGCAGTCTATAGCACTGGCAGAATTGCTTAACCTATTCCCCTGCATTGTGGTTTGTCCGGCAACGGTAAAACAAAGCTGGGTCAACGAATGGAAGCTGTGCAACCCTAACAGAACGGTACATGTGATTGATTCAAAGGACGAGACCAACACGGACTGGAAAGCGGATGTTACGGTAATAAATTATGACTATCTTTTCAAACGTAGTGCAAAGGAAGAAGGTAAGAAAGAAGTAAAACTTCGTTACAGTCGTTCGCTTACCAAGAAATGGGGATTGGCGGTAATCGACGAAATACATCTATGCAAAAACCCGAAATCTATACGTTCTAAATGCGTGCAAAAAATCGTGGAGAATGCAGAAAAAACCATAGGATTAAGTGGTACGGCAATTATGAACAGACCCCAGGAGCTTATCAATATATTACGAATTCTTGGAAGATTTAAAGAGATATTCCCGGATTCGTTATATTATCTCTACAGATATTGCGCTGCAAAGAAAACGCGGTTCGGACTTGTATGTACTGGGGCTTCGTGTACGATGGAGCTAAATAAAATAATAAGACATTATTGTTATTTCCGGAAGGAATTGCGAGACGTGGTGAACGAATTGCCGCCTATAATCAAACAGACAGTGAATGTACCGATAACCAATAAAAAGGAATATAGGAAAGCAGAAAAGGACTTTATTGAATGGTTGGCTAATATTGACATAGAGGCGGCAGAACGTGCTATACGTGCGGAGCAGCTTGTAAGGTTGTCCGGATTGAAAAAGCTGTCTATAAATGGAAAGATAAAGTTTATTATCCAGTTTTTGAAGGAATGGAGCGAAGCGAACGAGGACGAGAAAATGATAGTATTTGGTATCACGACCGACATACTGGAAAGGCTTGGAAAGGAGTTCAAAAATAGTGAGATAGTGACCGGGAAATACAGCACGGAAGAGAAGATGCGAAAGGTTGAAACATGGAAGAAAGAAAAGACATTCCTTTTTGCCAACATTGCATCATTATCCACGGGTATAGACGGATTGCAGAAATATTGTTACAATATGTCGTTTCTCGAATTGCCGCAACGTCCGGCAGAACTGGAGCAGGCGACAGGACGTATAGACCGCATGGGGCAAACGCAGACTATGAACGTCTATTTTTTGCTGTCCAGTGACACAATAGACACGCAGATACGCGAATTATTGGATGGAAAAATAAAGGTAACGGATGCAGTCAACAAGGGTATTGACGTACAGGTAAGCCGTGACGATTCGATGGACATTGCACTGATAAAGAAGTTGAAAGAATGGAAAGAAAAGAAATAACAATATTTACCGACGGCAGTTGTGAATGGAAGTCACGTCTTGGCGGTTGCGGTGTGTATATCCAGGAAGAAGGAAAGGAATACTTTATCTCCAAAGGGTATAGCGACACCACTATAAGCAGATGTGAACTAAGGGCGATATTGCATGCCGTGCAGAGCATGAAAAAGGACGTGCCTCTAAAGGTTACGATATGGAGCGACAGCCAGTATGCGGTTAGCTGTATGACAGACCCGGAATTAAGACCGACGGTAAACAAGGATATTATAGAAAAGATAAAACAAGAGCTGGGCGAGCGTAGACGGATGGTCGTGCGTTTCATGAAAGTACGGGGACACGAAAAAGATGTAAACAACCCTATAATATACGGGAACCATGTAGCCGATATGCTGGCAGATTATAAGAATTTTGATAATTACGAACTTGATAAAATAATAGAATTATGAATGAGGATTTTGTTTTTACTAAAGAAGAGAAAGCTAACAAATTGTTTAAAGTTTTGAACGTATTAAAGAACAGTTTGCAGTGTAAACGTATGGTTGTTGGTGGAAGCATGGCTATGTATGTACATGGTTTCAATGTGGAACCGCACGACCTGGATATAGAGATAGAAGGGATAAGTGGCGATTCTCTGCGTGCTCTAAGTACGATGGCAAGGATAAACAAGGACATGAAAAGCGACATCCTTTCCGAATATGTAGAAACAGCCCCTCTATATCGTATAAGAATAGAAGATGTGGATGTAGACATATGGGTGGTAAACAAAATAGACTACAACAGGACTGTTTTCTACAATAACATAGAATTCGGTGATGTTCTGAGCGTAATTAAAAAGAAAATGGACATGAAACGCGAAAAGGACTATAAATCATTAGTTGATTATATCAACCAGTTAACCTACTTTACAAAATGAAATGGAGTGACAGACAGTTAGCCATTTTCGACGCATACGAGAACACACGAAAGAATATTGCCATAGAAGCAACGGCAGGCAGCAGCAAGACAACTTGTATAGTGGAGTGTTGCAGACGGACACCACCTAATAAAAAGGTTCTGTTTATGGCATTCAACAAGAGCATTGCGGAAGAATTGAGGGAACGTTTGCCGTCTCATATAGATGTAAACACTTTTCACTCTAAAGGTTTGCGTGTATTGCTTTCCAATTTCCGTATAAAGCCGAAAATCAACGAGAATAAATGCTTTGTTATCGGGAAGAAAATTCTTGAAACAAAGGATATGGACGTGAAGCAACAGATTCGATACCTATTCGAGATACAGATAATATGGAATTACATAAGGGTCAATCTTATTACGGATTACGAAAAGGAAATACCGGGTATCTGCATTGAAAAGAATATCGAATTCCAGGAACGTATGGTAGGGGACATGGAGCAGATTAGAAATGCTTGGCACAAGGAAATGAAGAAGATAAATTCAGTAAAAGAAATTAACATTGATTTTACGGATATGCTTTATTTCCCTTACCAACTACTTGATAGTGAGGACTTTCCTAAATATGATATTGTTACTTTGGACGAGCAACAAGATGCGAATACCTTACAAAAAGAGCTTGCTTTACGTTATATAAAGAAAAGCGGTCGATTTGTAGTTGTCGGGGATTCCCGGCAATGTATATACGGTTTCCAAGGGAGTTCTTTAGAGGTTTTCAAGTCCTTGCAATCTTATCCCAACACCATAGTATTACCGTTGGATATTACATACAGATGCGGCAAGAATATAGTCGAAGAAGCGAGAAAAGTTTTTGATAACGGGATTGTTGCCGCACCTAATGCGATAGACGGGATTGTAAGAAAAGGAGAATTCGACGAAGCGGAAAACGGGGATTTTATTCTATGTCGGAACAATCTGCCTTTGGCAACAGTTTTTCTCTATTTGCTTGAAATGGGAAAGAAAGCGACAATCAAAGGTAAGGATTACGGAGATGCACTCGTAGCACTTGTGGATAAGATAAGATATATTGAAGACCTGGACGCGATGTGCGAGAAGAAAATTTCTGAACTGAAAGAGCGGGGTCTTACCGATATCCAGGCAAAGAATAACCCCTCCTATGTGTCCCTTCTTGAAAAGTGTACCATATTGAAAATGCTTTATAAGAACTGGGGAGACATGAAGAAGTTGGAAGACAATATAAAGGAGATATATAAGGACGATACGGAAGGTATCGTATTATCCACTATCCACAAGTCTAAAGGACTGGAAGCAGACCGTGTTTTCTTGCTGAACAGGAGTTTGATTCCCAGCAAGTATGCGAACACAGAAGAAGCGCTGTATAATGAAAAATGTTTATTGTTTGTAGCCATAACAAGAGCAAGAAAGGAGCTTGTATATTGCAATGTTTAACGACGAACCAAAGAAGACCGTATATACGGAAATAGACCGTGAATTCAAGCGCATGAAACCGGGCACGGAATTTTGCCGGATTGAATTTATCTCAAAGATAAAGGATTTCCACCCCGGTTCCGTAAGAAGTGGGATAGACCACTTCCTATTAAAGAAAATGAGTAAAGGAGAAGTAAAAAGAATTGACAAAGGTAAATACTTGAAGTTATGAAAAAGCAAAAAATGTATATCCCCGTACTTGAACCGGGAAAGAGTGTATCACTTATATGCGCCAACAAGGTAACAGGACTGGAAGAATACCTGCCTACACAAGAAATGCTTAACATCCATATGGAACAGCAAAAAATCATGATACAGAAGGACAAGGATTACAAGGTACATCCTCTATATCTTTTCGTGGAGAAGGAAGAATTCGATGATTTGGTAAGAAGGATAAGAGGAAAGAACAAGAACGCGGAAACGGCTTGTATTCCGCTTGTATGCCAATATCCGGCTGTGCCTATATGTGTGCTTTGTCCCAAACAGAAAGAGGAGGCGAAAGAATGATATTCGAGTGCACGTTTACCTACATGGCACCCGACCCGAATTCGACAAGTGGAGCTTATAAAAAGTTTGTCGATGTCATAGCGGTACAGGCAGAAAATTACATGGATGCCGAAACAATGGCAACCGAATACGGGATGTTCAATATAGATGCGGACTTTGCCATATCTCCTATTAAGGAGGTGATTATAGATTCGGTGCAGCGTAACGAAAAGCACGGGGGACGATGGTACAAATGCACGGGCGTATACAGTGAGGCAACCTTTTCTGGAAAGCTGAAACAATACAAGCTGGTTATATTGCAACAGCATGAGGACTTTATAAAAGCCTCTACTAAAGCGTTGGAATACATGCAAGACCTTGTAGGCGAATGCAGACTGACGAAGGTAGAGGAAACTCCTATAATCGAATATGTGGAAAAGGACTGATATGTTAATCTTATGTTAAAATGACATACGCAGTTGCTTATGTCATAACATAATCTTATTTTTGCATTGCGATAAGAAAAGAAGCTAAACAATTAATATACTATGATACGAATAACGAACCCCAAAGGAGAAGTCCAGGTGCACACAGAAGAAAGCTATGAAAAGCTTCTGTGGCAGTTTGCGGAATCGAAGATGATGGATATGTGGTGCCGGAAACACCACCTTATCCCTATCTATACACACCAGGAAGAAACCATACTCAACAAAATGGTAGTAGAGGCATTTCTGGAAGCGTTTAACTATAAAGTGGAAAAGAATTATGAAAACTAAAAAGTTCGGAGTAGGCGACAAGGTGAAGATACTCCATTGCTCTAACATGATGCTAATAGGACAGATTACGGAAGTAGCAAGTATATGCGGAACGGAGAGTAACCGCTATTATCACCTTAAGATAGACGGTGAACAACGCGCGTTTATTCCTCAAAATTTGGAATTGGTAGAAAAGAAAAAGGAGGGTAAAGAATGACCTACACAGAAGAAAGAACCTATTGGTTGGAGTGCATGATTAAGGCAAGCAGATACGGGCTTGAACCGGAAGTAGCTATTACAGCACTCGAATACCTAAAGGAAGACCCGAAGTTAAGTATAAGCCAATGCCTGGAGATGGCATTAAAAGACTGGGATATATGATACAGAAGATAATCGCTTACCTCTATCAAAAGAAGGTTACGAAAATTTATAACGACAATAACGACGGCTTCATATGCAACTTCGTCCTGGAATACAAGGACAAAAAAGATTTTGTACATAAGATGGCATGCTATGCGGTCAATTTTGAACCCGTTGTTATCGGAAAGGAAAACCGTTATTTGGTGGAAGTGGATGTGCATGCAGTCCAGAATGTCAAGTACAACAATGACAGGGTATGGATGCCGCAATGTAGAGTAACGAAAATGGATTTATTGCTACAGCCGTGGGAACTTACATTAGCAGAAAACGAAATAGAAATGTATTACGATGGACAGAGAAAAATTTGCGGAACCGGATATGACAGCAAAACCGGAAGAAATGCTGTGGTTTGAATCAACAATCAGTGAAAATGTGGAACCGGAGGTTTCATTTGTTGAACAAGAAAAGGAAGAAGTTTTGGTTTCGTGTACATGGTATTAAATTAGTGAAATAACTATTGTTTATTTCCCTATTAAAATCTACCTTTGTGGGTAAAACTTCTATATATGGCTAAAAAGATAGAATATACTAAAGAGGACATTTTAAAAGATGCGCCCGATTTCGTGCTAATTGCTTCACCCTACATGCAGGATAAATATGTAGCTTATGAGATGGTGAGAAGGGAGCTTGACGAACACCCGGACCGTTTTATGCAGTATGAGGGGAACGAAGGTTATACCTATGTGATAGACCTTAAGCTTGTCAATATAAAGGGTATCATGGCGAAACGCGGAGCATCCCAGGAAGCAATAAACGACGCTACAGAAATTCGTACAAATGTGATGTTGCCCCTTCTTGCCAAGTTCCACAGGGTAAAGAGCGAGTATTTCCATGCTTTCGATTTGCACAATGACAAAGCAAAGGCACTTGCCAAACTCACCCCTATGTTACTGGACTTGTTCGGCTCCATGCACAACCCCAAGGATATTATTAAAATTATCCGGAAAAAGGAAGGTTATTCGCTGGGAGAAGAAGATTTGGTAAAATTTTTCAACAATCACAAGTCACTCATAGAGGCAAGGCAAAGCAAGTACGTGATGCGTTCTGACCGCTATAAGGTGGCAACGGAAGCCGGAAGACTGGAAATCATAAATGACTGTATGACAGACTTGCAGCTCAAATATGAAGAGTTCTGGAGCAAAGGAAACGTGGGAAGTGCACTCAATATCCTAAAGGAAATACGCGCTTTGTTGGAAGCCGCACGGAAGGAAGTAAAAGGTAATGAAATTAAACTTACAGTTGACGGGAAAATAGACATAAACGCAACCCTGCATGGTGAAGAGAACATAAGCCGCGTAATGCGAGACATTCCCGTAAACAGTCTAATAGTGGGTATGGTAGCCGCAAAATCGGGAATAAGACCCGAAATACTGATGCACCAGCTTTGCACCTCCTATTACAAGGACTTCAACGGATTTGCAAGCAACCCGGTATTGGGTTCCGAAAAGGTGATGCTTCCTGGAGCACTCATAAAAACGTATGACTGGGGAGAGATAGAGAAAGAAAACAAGAAATTCGTCGAAGAGATGGTTCCCGAAGTAGTTGAGGTCGAAATAATTGAAGAACCGTCCAAATCAAAGACGAGGGAAAGACTTCTAAATCGTCTAAGACAGATGAAAGGTGTTGAAATCGGAAAGAAATAATTACATTTTGTTTTGACTTTTAGTTAATTTATGATTTTCAAAATTCATGTGGTGCATGGTCTGTGACAGATAGTGCACCTATTTTAAAACATTAAAAATAAAGTAGTTATGGTAAAGATATATGTTGAAGAAGTTATAAAGTGCATGATGGAAAGACTTACAAAAGAATATGGTCTGACCGAACAACAAGCATTAAAAGAAATTGACATTTGTATGGAAAGAATGTACGTGAAATGGATGCAGGAAGAACCGATACCGGAAGAATATAATGATTAATTAACCCTATAATATATAAGAGTATGATAATAGCAATCGCAACAATGAAAATGAATGAGGATGTGACTACGCAGGTGCATGTACCTATGGACATGGAAGTAATGCAGGTTCCACCTACAGACAAGGAGATGGAGAAAATAAAGTCAGTCCTGGAAGAAGAAACCGGATATAAATTCGTATCTTTGGATTCGATAACATGGGATGTGGACTATGAGATTTAAAATCAAACGAAAAACTTTATGTTCATTTTTTGAGTATTAGTAGTTAATATCTAATTGACAGCCAGCGGTTTGTGATAAATAACTGGCTTTTATTATATCCTTTGATATGTTAATCTTATGTTAAAAACACATACACAGTTGCTTATGTCATAACATAATCTTATTTTTGCAATGTGATAAGAAAACAAGATGTTAAACAAATAAAAAGATAAAGATTATGGCAAACCTTAAAGTAAAATTGGAAGAAGGAAAGAAAATCGCAGAAAAGGTGATGGAGTTCATGGACAATCAATCATTCGACCCCATCTATGAGGAAATAGAGGAGAACGGGGACGACACCTATATCAGCGAGATAATGAGATGCTTCCCAACAAGAAGGATAATAAATGAATTGGACGAACGTGGAGAACTTCACGAGGCATACAAGGAATATGTAGACATGAACGGAGTAACTCTCGTAAAGGACATAGCAAAGAGAATGACAAACAAGGAAAAACTCGAACTTGTATCGGAACTTTTCAAAATACCATACCTGGCAAGCCCGGAAGAATACGGAGAAGCGATAGCGAAAGCAGCAAAAGAACAATATTACAGATAACCAATAACATCTAAAAAAATCAAAACAAAATGAAGACCTATACAGTATATTTCAGTGAACCCGTGACAGTAAAGTACAAGGGTGACAGATTCAACAAGAAATTGAAAAAGTGGGAACACGATGTAGACTGCCAAAAAACAAGCGTAATGTTCACCTTCCATTCCTTGGCACCTGCAAAGAAACTGATTAAGGAAAATATGGATAAGTACATAGATTCCAGCATAACAAAGACCTGGGCAAACGGTGACTGGGAAAATCTCGGCCCGATAAAGCTTGCCGGAAACAACAAGACTTTCGTAGCTAATACCCGTCAAAAGGTTGCGAATTATTAAGAGCACGGAAAGAAGGGGTGAAAATCGGAGTAACCCCTATCTTTTTGATTTCCAATACAGATATTTTACAAAACTTAAAATAAAAAGGTTATGGAAAAGGAAGAATTCCAGAAAAAGTACGACAGCAGTATTCTGGTGTGCTGTACAGAAGACAGTATCAAAAAAGTATTCAATATTTGCGATTTAATGGACTTAACAGCCTCTAACTCAAAACAAGCTACCGCTATATTGATAGGAAAACAGACGGCAAAAAGCCCATTGTTCCACGTGGAACAATTCTTGAATGATTTTTATAAGGAGATGGAAGAAGAAAAGAAAGAGACAAAGATGTTTGAACAGAGGATGAACAATGCCATATACAAGCTAAAGCAGAAGTACGGAGACACATATATAATCAAGGGAACCGATATGGACACGGTAATACAGCTCATATCGGAACTTGGCATGAATACAGTCCAGAAAGAGGGAAAAGATACGATACTCATAGAAGAAGGGGACACCATACCATGTGTAAGGCATTCAGCAAGGCAGTTCATTACAGAATTGATGTCCAATATGATTGATGTATTAGACCCTTTCATAAACGAGGAAATGATGGTTGAAGTCAAGGAAAAGAAAGATACGGAAATAATGATTAATGAAGTAGAATCCTACCTTACCAACACCCTAACAAAACCCCTACATAAGATATACAACACACAAAGAAGGGTATATTCAATCGGATATGGGTACAATGAAAAGGTAATGATAGATGAGAACGATTTCTATGTATTTCGGAAAGCGGTGTACCTCCTATACATGTGCAACAAATGGGTAATGGAAGACAACAAGAAGCAGTCAAAGGAACCCACTTTCAACAAAGGAAACAAAATAATGTACACCATCAAGGACGGAAATGGCAACACATACCCGGTAAGAAGACTGTCGGAAAGAGTGTACGAATCAAAGGAGCACAAGACCCTATTCATAACGGACGAAGAAGGGATAGTAACCGGGATATACAAGGAGAAATAGAAAGAGAGAAACACCCTCCACGATACCTTACAGACCATATTTTATTATTAACCCGTTATACATTTGTTACAATGGTAATGAAGAGTGTCAAGGAGGAAAAGCAATGATAAGAAGAACCGGAAAGGGAACACGGACTGCACCATAAAGGAAAAGAAAGGGTTGTTATATCCGACCCCTATATAAACAATATTATAAATCGTCAACCTATAATTGTTAATTTGCGAAATGGGAAGGATATATGGAAGCCGATATGGACGCAAGACGTGTCCTGGCACGGTTCTTGTATCATTGTACAACGTGGAACAATCATAAAAAGACAACATCATGAAAAGAGAAAAAGAATTCAAGGAATACCTAAAGAACAAGCTCATAGATTTTGCACCTTGCATAGAGGCATACGAGGACTACAATCTGAGAATAACGGAAGTATTGGATGCACTGGAAGAACTGAGAATGTCGTACCAAGCATCATCAAACGTGGTTGACGGGAATATAGAATCTATGGTTATCCAGATATCGTCATGGGAAGATAACTTTGAGATAATAGACTATGATACATTTGTAGAGAAATATCGGGAATATGACAAGGAATATGAACCGGAACACTATATAAAGGACGAGAACGGCAATATGGTGCATGTAGAGCTTGTAAGCGTCAAGGCAGGAAAGAATATGATAATAACCTGGAAGGACACGGAGACCGGGAAAATGTTCCAGACAATAGAATAATAACCAACATATTAAAAGACAAAAGATTATGGAAAAAGATTTGAGAAACAATGTGAAGTTTATCTTATTCTGTACAGAATGCTTGCAGGCAGGCGTAGTAATGACACCAAAGGAATATGAGATTGCATTCCTGGCAGCATCCAAGTTCGAGGGATTCGACGATAAGAGCTTCGAGAACATGAAGGCAGAACAGTTCGCTCCCAGAATGAATGCTATGCTTAATGCAATGTCAAAGAGAAAGCAGATTATCGAAGGACTGACATTCAACCTATTGACAAAGAAAAGCCTGGGTGAATTGATTGAGAGCAACCTTGTAGAAGAGGTAATGAAGGCAAAGCATATAGCCGCAGCAATGGCAGATGAACTGTTGGAACCAGACGAAAAACTGGAAAAGGTTGTGACTGACGGAAGACGCGTAATCGAACACTTCATAGACCAATGGAAGAAAGCCCCTATTGAAGAGGAAAAGAAAGAATACGAGCCGGAAAGTGATGCGGAAATTGTAGAATAAATCTTTCTATATACTTATTATTTTCACAAAAGCCCCGAAATGGGGCTTTATTATCAAGCAGTTATGGACAAGTCGAAATTAACAAAGGCAAATAAGCTATACAATAAAATCGTAAATCTGAAAGAGGAAATAGAGCATATTTCCAGGTTTGAGATGGAGGGAAATATACTGATAACGAACCATTACGATTCTTATTTTCATATCAACGAGGATATGGCGAAAACCTATTTTCCGCTTATAAAAGAAAGAATGGAAAAGGAGTTGGAAGAGTGCGAGCGATTATTTTCTGAACTTTAGCTTATTTTTGAGATAAAAACACTATCTTTGCTATCGTGATAATTAACTGGTAAGGTTGTATCGCAGTTGTATTTAAAGGTTAACAAAGGCGGTAGGGGTTGCAAGTCTGTTATGGCTGGGGGTGAAAGCCCGGTTTAAATGGCTGCAACCCCTATTTTTATTCAAATTTTGTATCATTATGGAAAGAAAAGAGATTATCAGAAGACTGGGAAAGTATTTCACGCTTCCCGAACTTGTATGCCCCCACGTGTATAACAAGTATTCAGAATCGCAGATATGGAGCTTTTTTACAACCGAAGCACTGGAAACGCTTCTTGTATTGAGGGAAGAAATCATATGCAAGCCCTTCATTATCAACAACTGGAAGAACGGAGGAAGCTATTCCCAGCGCGGTTTGCGGTGTAATGTCTGCATATTATGCAAGGAAAAGACGATGCTTGAAAAGCCGTATATGAGTGCGCACGCATTGGGTCGCGCTTTTGACATTACGGTTTCTGGAATGGAGGCAGAAGCAGCACGGAAAATCATTATGGACGATTCCAATAAGCTTTCTTATCCTATCAGACTGGAAGACGGTGTTAGCTGGCTGCATGTAGACACTATGGACTTGTGCAACGGCAAGAAAGTGACGCTATTTAAGGCGTAAATATATTTTACTATATACAGAAAGTATTCTCCCTTATAGGGCAATCGATACTACAGTATGCTGTAGACGCGATTTTTCAAATTTCGTATTTTTATCATTTGTAAATTTAAATTGAAATAATTATGTATCCTACTAAAATAAATATAGCAAACAGCAGTAGAAGAATTCGTTTGTCCCTATCCTTTGATGGATGAAGACGAAATCAACGGTTCCAGTGACTGGAAAAGTGAAGAAGGGGTAATTTGATTGTTTTCGGGATGCCGGGAATTTCGGGTGTTTTGTCCGGTTCCCGGTTTTTCATTTTCCTTATTTTATTGTACACCGAAAAACAACACAATTTTCAGAGTTAGTGTTAACTGTCTGATAATCATATACCGTTTTCTCCTATTTCTGAAAAATATAATGTCACTGAAAGAAAGGTTATGTTAATCTTATGTTAAAAGCACATAAGCACTTGCTTATGTCTGATTAAGTACCTATATTTGCAATGTGATAAGGAAACAAGGTCAAACAAATTAAAAGAAATAAGGTTATGAAAGCAGAATTTTACAAGGTGAGAGGTACGGAAATGGAAGAGATGATGAAGAGAGGTAATAACAACGAAATCTCCTCTATGATTTCCAAGAAACAACAAGCACTTGCCGAGGCACTTGAAAATGTGGAGTTCTATAAGTCTATCGGGAATATGGAGTTTGCAGCCAATGAACAGAACCGCGCTAACCTCCTTCAAAGACAACTCGAAATGTTGAACAAATAAAAATTAAAGAAATATGAAACTTTTGGAAATACACAAAAACGGAATTAACGCCCATAACAAAACAGTAAGTTACTACGGTTTGGATTATGAGAAAAAGAAAGTGCTGTTTGAAGTAAAGACACTGGAAGAAGCCATTGAGAAGGGGTCTTGTCTTGGCTATAAAAACGGTGAAATAGTAATAATGTTCTAAATTTAATCCGGTAGCCTTCGGGCTACCAATAGAACAAATAATATGGATATAAAAGAAATATGCTTGCTGATAGCACAGCTAAAGAAAGAGAATGAAACCAATTCCCCGGAAGAAAAGGATTTCAACCTTAAATGGATTGAAATCCTAAAAGAAAGTATAGATAAATCTGTTAGAGACGCAATGAAATCCTTTGGATATCCGGTTACATTTAAGTCACTTTTTGATTACGATTTCGGTGCCAACCATATGTGGGTCAGTGATAAGGAAAGCGGCAAACGTCTTATTCTTGTCGAATTCTAAAAATTTTACATTATGAAAAAGCAGCTTATAAATTTCTTTCACGGTCGTTTCGGTAATAAAGTATTGAAGACAAAGTATCGTGAATGGTGGGTACGTTTCTGGTACGGAACCGGGGCAATCGCCTTTTGTTTCCTATTCTTCGGAATGATACAATTCTTGTCCTGGCTTTCTGATTTGATTAATTATGTTTTCTAATAAAAATATTTTACAATTATGAAAAAGGTGTTATATGACAAAGACGGGAAATTCTTGTCCGTCCATGATGGAGATTGTATTCTTGCAGAACTTGAAGACGGTAATTGTCTGACACATGAAGACGGTACGATAATGATATATAGAGAACGCAAATGTAAAGAAGATATTTCTAAAGTATTTTATCATGTTTATTTACGAAATAATGAATTACATTTTCTTAAAACTGGAATGTCATTTTCTTACTATGATTTTATCCCATCTTTCAGATTTTCTACAGAAGAAGAAAAAGAACGTATGTACAAAGTTCTTTCTGAAAACAACCTATACTATGACGAGAAAGAAAAATGCTTTAAAAAGCTTCGCTGGCGTGCCAAAATCAGCAATTCCTATTACTATATTGACTGGAACCGTTTTGTGATATGTAAGACTACAGAGGAAGAAAACGAATCGGACAATTTACGGTACAAAAACCTTAACTATTTCCAGACCAAGGAAGAAGCGTATACCAAGTTGTTTGCAGTTAAATCGGTTCTCAATGATTAAGAAAGAATGTTACATATGGGTCGAACAGATTATCGAATACCGGGGAATGACGCTGCGAAAGGTACGTCCGGGAAAATACATTGTCATTTCTCCTTGTTCCCTTGTTTCGAGACCCGTATATATTGACAAGAACGAAAATTTGAACGTTCTTTAGTATTAATTATTTGTTTTATTTTCATATATTTGCAGCTATGATAACAGCGATATTTGTGTGTTTGATTGTTCTTACGGTAGTCCTTATCACCCTTCTTTTGTGGTGCATAGGGGCGGTTACGGGAATTCAGAAAAGGATGAACGTTCTTCTTTATACGGTCTCCTATATAGACCTTATCCAAAGAAAGCGGTTCATCCGGTATCTGGACCAGCTTTCCAAGAAAATGAGTTGTAACGAGGACGAGATGGAGGACAATCAGAAACAATTCCTATTCCATTTAAGCCAGGAATTGACGAGCGAAATAAAAAGGATGGAAGACGATTATAAAGACTTGATATGAGCAAAAAGAATGAATTCACATACGACGGGGGAAGCATGTATATAGATTGGCTTTGTTATTCCAACAAGCTTGTTTTGCTTCGTGACAGCCACATTATAAGCGGTGAGGACAGAACGTCTGTTGCCCGTGCCCTAAAATGCAAGACTGGTGATATCCTTTGTCTTGTGCTGGGACAGAACATCAGCTATTTCGGATATAGCAAGCTGATTGAAGATATGGGGGGACGGACAACGGAAAGTATCGTAAAGTCCGAGAACCCGGTATTTTCTTCCGTCTACTGGACTGGCGACAAGAAAGCGGCTATCACATCACACACTATTTTCATTCCCTGGAAAGAACTTAAGGAGATTATCAAGGAATGGGACTATCCGACATACTTTCATCCCGACATAGTTTAGAACCTTCTTTCTCTAATTTTATATATTTGTTTGACTGACACCCGGTTACACTCTTCGTGAAAGAATGTTTCCGGGTGTTTTCTTTGGAGTTATATGTTAATTATATGTTAAAAGGACATAAGCACTTGCTTATGTCTGATTAAGTGCCTATATTTGTAGTGTCTTCTTAAGGGAGGCGGTTAATTAAGTCAAACAAATAAAAAGATAAAAGATTATGGAAGTTTATGTAATTGAAACAATGGGAGGACAAATAGTTAATGGTGAATACAGCAAAGAAATTTGTCCAAAATTCCTTGAATCAGTAGTAAAAGACAATTTTAACAAATTAGGATATTGCTTTTATCATTCAAACGAATATGAATGTATTATATATCCTAATCAAGAATCAGCCGAACATGCCATTGAATGGGCGTTAAATTAATTGTCGAATAAAATCTTTACAACTATGGCAAATATAGATTTTTTCAAGAACCCCGATTCATACGAGGTATATGTAACGGTCAAGTTCGGAACATGGAAAGTAGCCGAAATAAAGCGTTTCCCTTCCCCTACAGACATTCTTCACGGCAATATCATAGAATATACCGAAAACAAGAATTTGTGCTCTGAAAAGGACATAAAAGAGATTGAAGAATTTACTATTAACAACGTCATAAACACTATTTTAAAATAAGAACATTAAGCAAAGGAAACTACCGGGTCGTGTATGACCCGGCAAAGGACGAAAGCATGAGCATGATTGCCGTCTACAAGAAGAACCTGGACGGCACGTTATCCCTAATCAGTAAGGAGATGGGAGAAGAAAATGATAACGAGGTTCTGAGAGAACAAGCAATGAAAATCATTAACGAACTTAAATAATAGGAGGATTAAATTATGAATGCAGGTATCGTATTTTTAACTATCATTATTTTTATCGTTCATCTTATGCTGAGTGCCGAGGTAGGTTCTACGGCAGAAAGGATGAACCGAAGTTTCGGAGTGTGGATGCTTATGGCACTTATCATTTCCCCGTTTATCGCAGCCATCTTTGTTCACTGCCTGGGAACTATTCCGGTTCTCGAAAAGAAGGAGGAAGAAGACAATGAAACCGAGAAGTAATAGGTATATCTACTATTATGACAAGCGGTCTAAAAACAAGCCGTACCGGGTTATAATAGAGGTTGAGAAGAAGAAGTACAATATCGGTTATTTCCATACCGTGGAAGAAGCGAGGGCAGCCCGTGACGAATTCATTAAAAATCATTTTTCTGTTTCCGTCAAATGGAAACGGTTACAAGAAATGAATACGATTGTGGATAAGATTGCCGAACTTTCGGGAATGCTTCTTTCCTATAGGGATATTTCCACTAATGAGGTTTGCCGGAAAATCGGGAATATCAAGCGGAACGCGGTTTCCATAAAGAAAATTATTGCATAAATATTCACTCAATTTGTATAATTATTCAATTTTGTTTTGTAGTAAGAATCATGGGTTTAGCGAAACCCGACAGACTGGGGACGTTGTGAAATGTCCCTTTTCTTTTTCTAAATATTGACAGCAGAGTTAATAATACTTGAAGAATGACAAAAAACCATAATCTACCAGTCCTTTTTCTACTGCATTCGCTTCTTGTTCAAATACGATTGCGTGGTAACAGTCATGGTTTATAGCCTGGATTCTCTTAATCCATTTCTTTATACCGCCACTGAAACCTGGGTGATATTTGATTAAGGCTCCTATTACACGTACGAGCCATTCCAGGGCGTAATACAGATAGAACGTCAACGGGATAAGGAGAAGTAGCCAGGGACACGAGAAAATGCCTGCAAGACCGCTAAAAATCACGGTTCCCGGTATCATTAATGATTTCCACTGGTAGGAGTGGGTTTCTTCATGTTTTAGGAATTCTTCGTCGTAATACTCTTTTGCTTTCTTGCAAAGCAGCCAGCAAAAAATTAGGATTGCGGAAAAGGTCGGAATGATAATTTTCGCAATTTTCGATTCATAAACTACCTTCATGTTACTAAAATTTTAGGGTTAAACACTGGGTAAAAGTAGGAATTTATAACGATAATATTGTCAATATTTATTACTATTTGTAACTGTCTGTAAATCAACACTTTGACGTTTTACCATAACGTTATTATCTAACCCCTAAAGGGGTACGTAGTTCCCTTTCTTCTTTTACCCTAACGGGTATATTAATAGGAGGAGAATATTGGGTGATATATTACGCGCGTGCGCGTGCGAGCGTAGGCGAGCGCGCGCATCATGTGCGCGTATGGGCGCACATGCGTGTGCATGTGTGTGCGCGTAGGGGGAAGGGAGGCAAGGCAAAGGACAGGAAAGGAGGGGAAGAAAGGACGAAAACGAAGAAGAAAGCCTATAAGGGGATGAAAAAGCGAAGGGAATTTTGAAAAAAGTGCGGTGTGGCGAAAAATTTTCCCGAAAAATTTTGTGGATTGAAAAATAATCCCTATGTTTGCAGTGCTTAAACATAGCGGCTAAGGTCTGATGAAGATTTGAGAGCCGCAAAAGAAAAAGGGGTTACTCTTTAGTTTTCTCACTAAACATTAGCTTCTTTTTGAAAAATCCCCTTTTTCTTTGTTTTTGTTTAGCAAGAAAGAAGCTAAAAATTAGTGGGTGTCCTTAAGCAAGACATAAAACCAAAAATGGTATTTGTAGAGTGAGAAAATTAAAGAGAAGTGTATGAAAAAAGATACAGAAAAATCGGCATCATGCCAGGACATTTCAAAAAAGATTAAGTCTCCTATTAAGGATTTGAAGAGTATACAGACTATCCAGGATTACGAGTATTGCTGCGTATTGTGCGCTATTAGATTGATAAACAACAAGTATTGCAAGAGAAATCAGAAGAAGTATCAGTATAAGACGTTTTGGAAAAGAAGTTTTACTACACAAGAACTGTCATTGAAGATTGCGGAAGAAGTGGGTATTTCCTACAGAAAAGCAAAGGATTATATCAAGTTTTTAAGATTGAATGACTATATTAAATTTCCCGAAAAGGATGTATGCACAATCATAAACAAGGATTTCAAGGATGTAACGGAAGAGATGTATTTACCCGATTATTTGCGTTATGTGATTAAGGAGAAAGGGGTAAAATGGTCTCCTATTTTTACAAGGATATTGAATTACATTTCAAAGAAGATAAGATATTACAAGTATTGTAAAGAGATTGCAGAGTACAATTTGGACGTATGGAATGAAGAGGAATTAAAGAAAGAACAGATTTTGAAGATAGTCGAATGGCTGTACAATAACGAGGACTGGAAGGAATCGGATTATGACAAGGTTTATGAAAAGGCTGTAAAGATGGCGCATAAGCACGCATTAGAGGCAATAAAATGGAACAATTGCGAAGTATCGTTCTATGAAAGCCCTAAACGTATTGCAAGTCGTATGAAATGCAGTGTAGATACGGTACGGAAGTTTATAAAGGCATTGAAGGAAATTTTTGGAAATACGGTTTATATGAAACCGGACAAGGCTGTTAAATCAATGAGGTACAATCTTAAATTGAATAACTATACAATAGCTTTGCCAGACAGGGAAGAATGGAAGAATATATTTGCGAGAAGATTTGAGAAGATTAAAGAAGGTGTTTCAAGGGTAAAGGATTCTGTTTATTATCTCAAAAGAGTTTGGTTCAGAAAAGAAAAGGGTTATTTGTGGGAAGACAAGGATTTTAATAAAATGGCAAAAAGGGACGCTGTTATAATATGTGAAGAAGACAGTGTACCGTGTAAAAAGAGATTCAGTTTGCATCACACCCTAAAAAAGAACTTGGAATACTGGGAGGACAATTTCGAGAAGGAAAAGGAGGAAGAGAAATATCTGGAATATATCCACAGGTCAGAAATACAGAGAGAAATAGAGGGAAATAATAGGATTGACCTTGTTGCAAAAAATCGCTGTACGGTATATGACTACAATTATTTCGACCCTAATACAAGTAGAACATATTATGAAGAATCGGAAGAAGAAAGAAATAAGCTTGGAAAGGAGATAGGAGAAATCGCCAGGAAAGCAAGGGAAGCGAGAAAAAATAAGTTTACTGTAGCAAAATACATTCAAGAATATGGAGACTTTGAGTTACCATCTCTATGATGATTATGAAAGCGAAGACGTAGAACTGTACGCGGAACAGATGATACGGGAACGCATAGCGCGTGACGAGAAGCGACGCGAACAGATAGAAAAGGCTTTGGCGAAAGCCGAAAGGACCAGGAAACGGGTAGAAAACAGAAGACGGAAGTATATAAAGACAAACCCTATCCGCGCGAAGTACAAATACCCAGTATTGGATAAATATTCAAGTTAAAAGCTTGGTTATTTGACTGATAATGCCTATTTTTACCGTTGTAATTGCAATTTCGTTATAACTTAAAAAGCATTATTCATGGATAATAATAGAAAAGAAGAGAAAGTGTTCGGACGTGCACAATTTGAACAATTTCTCATTGACAACGACTACGAAGCGTTCACCGCAAAGCAGGTAGCGGCTTTTGCTACTGATGTTTTGAACAAATCGGAAAACAACGAATTGGACGAGTTCGAGAAAGCATGTGCGGCTGCGGACTGGAAATCACTGGAAACGGTTAAAGTGCTGAATGACCTCTACGAGGAAGAACCTATGTTTGTGAGACCCTCACAGGTGGAAGTGATACCAGGAAAGGAAGGTATCTTTAAATCAATGTCCGGGAACCGTGATATGTTGCGATACAAGGAAACCCCTCTAAACATTTTTAAGGGCATAGCCGGAATGTGCGTATCTGATGATATAGAGAAGGCACGGAAGGGCGAACCTATCGGAACGGTCAGAAGCTGGAGCGGAAAGGAATATGTGAAGACCGCGAACGGCTGGGTACGACGCCAGGGAATCAAGACAAAGGAGACCGCGAAGGAGGAGAAGCCGAAAGAAAAGAAAGGCGGTTTCCCTACAGTTGAAAAACTCGTGGCTGCGGCCGCAAAGTCGGGGCACAACCCTAAAGAGGCAGAGAACGTTATCAGAGAACGCTATGACTATCTGAAAAAGAAATATCCGGAAGCCTCACCAAGTAAACTTGTACACATTGCATATACAATTTCCTAAAATTCCGTCGCATATGATTATAGGAAAACTACATAAAATAAGGGAATACGTAATGAGTTTATATTTTCCCGTGTTGTTGAGCATACCTATCTCTTTTTCCAACACGGCATCCTTCATTGAGAAATATGTGTTTCGGGACTGGGAGTTCTTGAAATACCTAATGATTCTTATAGTGATAGACACGCTTGTAAGCTGGGTATATCATATCAAGAACAAGGACTTTTCAAGCAAGGGCTTTTCAATGATTATCACAAAGCTTTTCATTTATTCCGCTATTCTGATTGTTTCGCATGTGATGGGGAACTTTACGGTGGAAGGCGGCAATGTGGAGATATACACATGGTTCCGTGCCGTGGTGTGTAACGCGCTTATAATACGAGAATCAATCTCAATCGTGGAGAACGCGGCAAAGGTAAGCCCTACTTTGGTACCTCAGAGAATTAGAAAATATCTGTCTGATTTCGACGAATTCGGAGACAAGAAACCGAAGGCGATAAAGGAAATGAAAGGAGAATGATTATGGCACAAGGTGATTATTTGCCAGGAACCTATTCAAGGGTCGGAACAGAGGAAAATCCCGGTACATACTTTGGAGGAGGCGCAGGCGGTGGTACTTCACAGACAATGCCACCGAAGGTGAAGAAGGTATGGGTACTGGACAACGATAAATGGAATATGCGCAACTATTGGATTTCTGGAGGGAAGTTCAGTATTCCGGCAGTATGGGTACTTACCAAAGGAATTTGGGACAACTTAGGCAAATGGATGAAAGACGGAGTTTGGAGAATGGGACAGACCATTTTCTCTACAGACAATATTTGGCGTGACAATTTCGTGTGGTATAATGATTTAAAATTCAAGTTTTAGAAGTTATGAAAAAAGTAGCATTTTATCAGATACAGGACGGCGATACGGGTGCACAGGTTGCACAAGGATTGCAAGGCAATTTCGAGGCATTGCAGCAGGAGATAGAAGCAATACCCCCCTACTCATTGCCTATTCAGATGGACCCGAATAGCGGGATTATCAACAGTGAAGAAGACTATAACAGCATTCTCCCCGAATCCTATCTGACGGAATATCCGTGGCAGGCTGGTTATGCAGAAGGTTTACCCTGGCTATGGATGAACTTCAAGGCAAAGGTATCGGAAGGTACCCAGATTTGTATCAAGCATAACAATAAGTTTTGCGAATTTGCCAACATTCCCGAAAGTATCGGTACCGTATCTTCCGACAAGAAGGTTTTGACAATGAAGGAGAAGGGCGAATATCTGGGCTTCGAGTGCCAGAACGATTTGGGTGTACAGAAAGCGGATGTGGCAGGAATTTACCAGGTATATGTACTTGGAGAAAACGGTGCTGTAGAACAAGAGATAGTATTTGAATGTAAATAACCCTATTAAAAAGAAAAAGATTATGAGACTATACAGATTTTTGGACGAGGACAACAATATTGATGTGACACTGGTAACGGATGGAAGCTGCGACCAGAAGAAAGTGTTTATCACGGAATCACCGCGCGGAATTACCCCTAAAGGAAACGTGACGGACCCGGAAGGCGGTGCGGAACTGTTAAAACTTGGTTTCAAGTGGAATGTAGGTGAAGCCGTGATGCATGAGGAACTTGTAGCATTTGCGGAAGAAAAGGGTTTGGAATTGATTATCGACCCCCAGGGATTGAATGAAATTGTTGCGGTAACGGCAGAATGGAACGAAAACGATGCATGCGTTATTACAATCAAGACAAGTGTTCCGGCAAAGAAGGATGTCGATATCTATTTCCCCAATAGCGTAGATTTGCAGGAAAGCGCAGAAAGATTTGGAGTAATCAGAGGAGACCGCAAGACCATTGCTACTAAAGTTATGTCCGGAAAGCCTATGGCGTTTACGCTGGCTGACCTTGGTTTGGATGCAAAGGAAGACTTGAACGTGGTTGTAATAACAGATAACAACACGTGGCGCGAAGAACTCGTAGCCGAAAACAACTAAGGGAGTTATGTTACGACTATTGTTTACAACAGAAGATAATGTTCACCAAATGACTGTCGTAACTGACGGTATCGACAGTCAGATGAAGGTTTTCGTTACGGAAAGCCTCTATGGTGACGTGGAATATTATAAGGGGCTGGGTATCGTGATTGAACCCGGTCACACTTATAATATAGGACAGTTCAAGGAATGGGCGTTTAAGGCGCTTGTTAAGCTTATCTCATATCCGGAAGGATTCGGAGAAGAAGGCGCGGTATTGTCGGACGTGCAGGAAGTTGTGGAATACGTATTGGAGACTAAAGAACCTACACTCAATTTCCCTGCAAAGGGAGGTGATGATATGTGCGTGGTGACGTCTTCAAAACAGACATTCAAGAACGGACAGCCAGTAGGACACCCGGAAGGCGTCCCGGTTACATTCTCAATATCTGGGGCAGGATTCAAGGTTGACGGTGGAGGACAAGTAACGGTTGACGAGAACCCAAACAACACGGCAAGAAAAGCGGTAGTGACGGTTAAACAGAATGAAAGCGGAAAGACATTGCAGATTACATGCAACCAGGCTGCATCTACTGTAACCTACGAATATGCGCTTACAGTAGACCCGACAGCGGTAACGTTCGACGGTGCAGGAGGCGAAAAGCTTGTCACTGTTACTTCTACAAGAACAAAAGTTCTGAATGGAGTAAAACAGCAGCCAGAAACATATCCTACTGATATAGAACTGGCAGGTGTAGGGTTCGATTATGAGGAAAGCGGAAATAACTACAATTTGAAAGCTTCTGAGAATACCGGAAGCTCACAGAGAACAGGAAAAGCGACTATTTCGCAGGATGGTGGAAAGACTGCGGAAGTGACACTTACACAGAATGCGGCTATAGTGACATATGATTATGCGTTGTCTGCCAATTCACAGACCATACAGTTTGTAGCGCTTGGAGAAACGAAGAGTTTACAAATTGTTTCAACAAGACAGAAAAAAGTCAACGGCAAGCCTTCCGGTGGTGTCGAGAAGGTAGATACGACTGCACAGATTACCGGAACTGGATTCAGTCAGACTTCATCTGAAACATCTAATGGAGAGAATTATAGTATAGTGGCGGCTGCAAATACTGGTGCACAGCGTACCGGAACGGCAGTTGTGACAGCAGTAGAAGGAGGTAAGGAAGCTACCGTGAATCTAACTCAATTGGCTGGAGCTTAAAAATTATTACGATGGGAAAGAGAAAAGGAAAGATTATACAAAAAGCGGAAAAGCCGGATTTGATTGCAAGCCTTTCGAGTTTGTCTATTGAAGAGATAGACAGGCTGCAAAAGGCCGCTCCTATGGCATTCCAAAGCAAATTGCAGGCTGCGTTAAACTCAAACGATGCAGGGGAGATAATGAAGGCTAATTTGTATCTGGGAGAAATTAACAGGCAGCCTACAAAAATACAGTCTGTTTTCTTTGACCCTAACGACATATCCGGCAACGGAAGAGGATTCAAGGATTCCAAAGGAGTTCTATCCTTTTCCGTATTGCGTCGGATGGGAGATATCCATATAGTCAAAAGTATTGTGTCTACACGCGTGGAACAGATAATGAACTTTATGGATTTTTCGGAAGACGAGCAAAAGGAAGGCTTCACAATCAGAAAAAAGAAGAGCCTTTTTTCTACCGGGGACGAAAAATTGACAAACGAGGACAAGAAGAAAATATCAAAGATAGTTGATTTTCTTGAAAAGGGAGGATGGACGGACAAATGGGACAATGTGGACAGCTTGCAGGAGTTTGTAAGCAAGATAATGTCGGACAGTCTCACATTAGACCAGTTGGCCTTTGAGATGGTGCGCAACAGAATGTGGGAATTGCAGAAGTTCCGCGCTGTGGACGCTTCTCTGATACGTTTTCTTGACAGCGTAGACCCCAGACAAAGGGAAGGTTTCGAGCAGTACAGATTCAAGGGACATTTGCCGCGTTACTGTATGGTGTGGGACGAAATGATTCTTCACAACCCTATAACAAAGGAACCGATATTGTATTACCCGTGGGAGCTTGGTTTCGGTATCAGAAACAAGACGTCCGATGTGAGAAGAAACGGGTATGGAGTGTCGGAATTGGAAACGCTGGTAAACATTATTACCTGGATATTATGGGGCTTTTCTTATAATGCGAATTTCTTTTGCGTTTCACCGGAAACACTCGTTACGACGAATAAGGGTTTAAGAAGAATAAAGGATTTGGTAGGTACAGAATTTGAAGTTTTTGACGGTGTGGAATACTGTAAGGCATCCGCATATAAGACAAGAATAGATGATTTGTACGAAACAAGACTGTATAACGGCTTAAAGATAAGAACAAGCCGCGAACACAGATTCTTGACTATAACGGATAAAGATAAATCTCCTAAATGGAAAGAACAAAAGGATTTGACTACGGATGATTATTGTTTAGTAGATATAAATACTTATGGAGATTTTCATGAGGAAGATTATTTCATAGGAAGAGAATATTTTAGAGAATTTACTAACCCAACAAAGGAAGCTGTTCTTAAAAAAGAAAAAACTTTTACCCCTTCTTTGGAGATGGTGAAAGATAAGTATTTTTGGGAAATGATTGGTTTTGCTTTAGGGGATGGTACCTGGTTGGAACATATACTTGAAATTTTCCCACACCATACAAAAGATAAAAAACTTTTTGGTGATTTCTCTAAAGTGTTGGATAAATACGGAATAAATTATCGTATAAAGAAAGGCAATCCTTCCACACAAAGAAGTGACGGGGAATATGGATATCCGTATATATTCATATATGACACATGCTTTATCGACTGGCTTATAAGCATAGGATTCGGATATACAAGAGATAAGAAGATACCCGTTTCCGTATTTAACTTGCCGGAAGAGTTGAGATGCGCGTTTTTGAGAGGATTGTTTTCGGCAGACGGACATACTTCTGCAAATATAATGGGATATAAAACTCCTACTATATGTTGTGTGAATAATGATTTGAGGCAAGATATATTACAATTATTATTAAGCGTTGGGGTTGCTGCGAGAGAGTGCAATAGAAGTAAAAGCAGATATAATGACCCAGTAACACTTGTTATTCAAGATGTAATGTCTTTTGTTGATAAAATAGGTTATTTGCAAGACTATAAAAATGAAGGTATATCAAGAGGAGAAAGGACAAAGGGCAAATGGGATTTGGTACCTAATTCTTTGGCTTTGGATATACTGGAAAACAACAGGGGAGGTGACATATCTTTCTCGAAGCATCATGTGAAAAAAGGTGGAAGGATAAGCAGAGGTAAGCTTATAAGGGTTCTGACAGAGGCGGGATGTAGCGTGCCGGAAATATTGAATTATCATTTCTATAAGGTAATGGACAATTCCAGACTTGTAAAGGAGAAGGAACAACTTTATGATATAGAGGTATTCAATGACAAGCATATATTTCTTGCCAATTATACGGCAGTCCATAACTGCCAGGGTTCACAGCCTAAAGGGTTTATTAACATAAAGAACCCTAATATATCAAACAGTACATTGCAGGAGTTTAGGCAGGCATGGACGCAAACGATGGCGGGGGTTAGCAACAGTCACCGCACACCCGTTATAAACGGTATAGATTTGGAATGGGTTGATTTACAGAAACTTAGCAATCGTGATATGGAATTCAACGAGTGGATAAAATTCCTTATCATAATGACATGTTCTGTATACCGTATAGACCCATCCGAACTTGGATTTAATTTCAAGGAAAGTCAGCAGATATTCGGACAGGACGGACAGCGCGAAAGATTGAAGCACAGCCGGGAAAAAGGATTGAAGCCTCTATTGATATTCTTGCAGGGTGTCATTACAAAGTATATTGTGAGCGAGCTGGACGAAAACTACGAGTTTGCATTTACCGGAATAGAGGTGGAAGACGAAGAAGCACAGGTAAAACTGGATTCTGAAAAACTGAGTAGTGGTATGGTTGCCATGCAGGATATATTCAAGAAGTATAACGGAAGAGACTTTGACCCGGAAAAGGATATCATTCTTAACCAGGTGTACCAGGGAATGAAGCAGGCAGAAGAACAGAATAAAATGTTCGGAGCTTCACAGCCAGGACAACAGCCGGAAGGTGTACCGGAGGACGAGGAAGACCCGTTTGCACAATACAAGTCGTTTAACGAAAATCCTATAATGAAACCAGCAGTTGACTATTATTTAAAAAATCTTTACAAATAAGAAATTATGGAAACTTTTGATAATTTAAAACTGGATAGATACATAAACAAGGCTCTTTTGGAAAAGAGCCTGGGAAGACCAGAAATGTATGACGGGCTTTTGGAAATTGCGAAGGCACAACAAGGAGTGTATGTGAACAACGCGGTAAACCGGAAGCTTGGTATTGTTGGACAGCCATATAAGAAAAGAAAGGCTACAGAGGAAGAGAAAGCCGACTTAACCAAGACAACGGAAGACCTTTATAAGGAAGGCGGTGTTTGGAAGCGAGACAGACAGATTAAAGTGCATAACAAAGTGAAGTCTGAATATCGGAAGAAAATGCTATTTGAGACAAAACCGCGTGCTTATTTAATGCTTGGCGGTGGTGGTTCGGGCAAAGGGTATTATCTTAAGAAGATGAAGGAGAAAGACCCTTCTATAGACAAGCTCCCAGTTATTGACGTGGACGATATGCGCGATATGATACCGGATTATGAAAGAGTGAAGGGGATAGACCCGAAGAAGGCGGCTTCTTATGTGCATGAGGAAGTGTCGGATATAGGTAAGGCGATAGATAACGAATATATAAAATCTAAATCTTCGTTTGTGAAAGATGCTGTTTTTGGAAATCCGGCAAAACTTGAAAAACTTGTTGACGACTTGAAGGCACAAGGTTATGATGTTCATTTGGTAGGAGTGGCAACTGATTTTGATACGGCTTTGGATAGAATACAGAAACGTTTTGAGAGAACAAAACGATATGTTCCTACAGAAATAGCGAGAAAAGGACATAAAGGCGCGTCCGAATCTTTCAAAAAGGTTATAGAAACTCCATTGAAAGATAAATTCAAGTCCGTTAAATTGTATGACGGAAATTCCGATAACGGAGTGATTTATGATAATAAAGTGTTAAATCAAAAAGAACTTGATAGGTTTCTTAAAAAAATAGACTTATAAATTTGTTCAATTCTGAACAGTTTTATATATTTGCATAGAAACTTAAAGAAAGGAGTAAAATTATGGCAAAGAAAAAGTACGGAATTGATATGACGGCTGACGAGTGGTTCGAGATTGAAGACAACGGTATAGGGGGAGAGTGGACGATGGAGGATGTCGCTAAATTGGGTCCAGAAGGAAGGGAATTTCATAGAAACGCCCCGTATAATCCTTACTTCCCTAAACCGGATATGTCTATCTTTGATGAAGACCTTTATGACGGTTATAAAATCAAAGGTAAGAAATGACATCCGATGAATGGTTCGAGATTGAAGAGCGTGGAATGGGTGAAGGTTGGACGATGGAAGAAATTGCCGCAATGGGTCCAGAAGGAAGAGAAGAATACAGGAATGCACCTTCTAATCCATATTTCCCTAAACCCGATATGTCAATGTGGGACGAATCGTTATATGACGGTTATAAGATAAAGGAAAATAAGAATGCCGGAAAAGAAAGTTGATGGTATAAGAACCCCTTTGGTATCGCGCCTTATTGGAGTGAAAAGACACGTGAAAGACCCTATCAGATACCCGAAAATACAATGCGGTTATGAAGGTCTTGCACAGACTATGTTCGCTACACAGTCGGACGCGATGATAAAGGAGCTTGTAAAGGAAATGACAAAAGCGGTTGGAAAATGATATTCACACCGGAAGAGATACAAAAACTGTATGATATAATAGACTACCGTCTTGCAAGGATTGTAGCCGATGTAATGGGAGATAAGCTGTTGACACCGGAAGACAAGTCCTTGTTAAGGCGGTATGGCTATAAATGGAGAAGGGAGATAGAAAAGATACCTCCATATTTCCAGTCCTATCTGTTCGGAAGATTGAGTGCACAATTGGAACCTTCCCAATTGGTTACACTCAATTTTGACGATTTTACCAAGTATATAGACCGTCATCAGTGGGCAGCACTTACACCGTTGGAACAGGAAGTGTATTATGCGGCAGCAACACGCACATACTCCTATATAAAGACGATGGGAGAACGGGCCAAAACGATAATGTCTAATGCCGTGTCGGAAGAAGAGGTAAAAGTTCTTGTGGAACAGCAAAGACAATTGGAGCTTGGAACGATAAAGAAGGAAATGATAGAGGGTGTCTTGAAAAAGAAGTCCGTGCAGAACATTGTCAGCAATATAGGACATTCCCTGGAAGACTGGAACCGTGATTGGGGGCGTATAGTGGAAACTGAGATGCAGAACATTTATCAGACCGGGGTAGCCCAGCAGATAATGAAGAAACAGGGAGCGGACGCGCTTGTATATAAGACAGTATATCCCCAAGCTTGCGCCCATTGTATAAGGTTGTACACTACGGCAGGAATAGGAAGCAAACCGAGGATATTCAAGCTTATAGACTTGATAAACAACGGGGATAATATAGGAGTGAAAGCCAAAGATTGGAAACCAGTTATTTACGCGACGCATCCTTATTGCAGGTGCGACCTTAAGGAGGTGCCTAAAGGTATGGTTTGGAATGACGAGACGCATTCGTTTGAGCCGCCTAAAGAACCATATAAGAGGCAGGTAGAGAGAAAGAGTAAAGTAAAGATATATGTCGGAGATAAATTGTTTGAGGTATGATGTTCGGATATAAAGGAGATGTGGAAGTGTTAACCCTACGAAAGACAAGGGTAACAAAGGAACGTGTCAAGGAAAGCGCGGAAGAAATAGATGTGTATAACTGGGAGGTTGTCCCGGTACGTTTAGACCAGATAAAGGAAGACGAGTATGTATTACTCTATTGTATGATGAATGATACGAACCTATTCAAGAAGGGAGTGGAGTTCACCGATTTCAAAGGGGAGATGGAAAACGTTGTATTGGAAAGAGGGATAGTAATTTCCGTATGTGAAGACGCAAAACATCTCGCGTTCACTATGCCTCATCAAGTGATGATACCGCTTGTTGATGAAAAGACATTCGATGAATGGACTGATGAAGATTGTTTCGGAGTAACCAGGGGGAGTAGTCGAAGAAGTCCCGATAAAGAGATAGAACAGGGGGATGTGGAGGAATACGTAAAGTTCTATAATGACAATCCGGAATACATGCATATGGGTGCAGGAGCGATAAAGATAATGGAAAGAGGTTTGTCCTTGTATGAAGGGAAACTGTATAACATAGAGGCTGGGCCGGAATATGCGCTTATAACAAAAGAAGGCTTGTTTCTGAAAACGGAGCATTGATTATGGGAGAAGGAGGATTCAACACCGGGTTTGTGGAGATAAGGACGCTTGAAGGCGAAAAGTTCCTAAAGGATATAAGGATTAATGAAGCCGTAAAGACAAGACATTCCTATACGCTTGTGGAAGGTTTACATGTACGCGAAATGAAGCCGCGAGAATCAGTATATAACATCTATTTTAATGCAGGCAAGGAAGGTGTTCTTAACAGGATTTCGGGCGAACAAATGGTATGGACGTATGAGAAGAACTACCTTGTTCCGGTAAAAGTAAAGGAATTGAACATTTCCGACAGAATAGTTCTGTATGGGAACAAGAGGGGCAGGATTGACCGGATAGAAAAGGTAGAAACACTTAACAGGTATTTTTACAAGCCCGAATTGAAGAAAAACACTTCCTATTATATTGATAATGTCTGTGTTTTTGGATAGATTGTGTAAAATTCGTACATTAGCAGAAAATTTTATAGCTATGAATTTACGGAAATTATTTCATTTACAGACAGCAGAACAAAAGGTGTCTGAATACAGGGAGCTATTGAGACGCTCCGAAAAGATAGAAGCAAGAACGGAAGAACTTGCAAATGAATTTGCCGAAAGAAGCCAGGTATTGAAAAGCTTCTCCCTGCTTGACAAGGACGAAAGAGAGATTTCGGAAAAGAAATACAGCGAGTTCTTGAAAGAGCATGCTTCACGAGTTGCACAATTACAGAAAGACAGGGACAAGGTTTTCAAGGCTATCGCTGCATTCCAGAAAGACGAAGATATAGCAGAAGCTATTGCGGATGTATATGCAATTCATGTAGCAAAGAAGGCATGGAAAAGTAAGAAGCTTTCCAAAAGTGCATACGATGATATTATGAAGGCAAAGACCGGGGTAGTCAAGTATGCGGACGTGCTTTTGTTCAGAGGCAGTAAGTTACTTATCTTACAGAGAGCAGGTGAAAATATGAACTATACACCCGATTGGTGCATACCTGGGGGACATGTAGACGAAGGAGAAGATTTTCGTACAGCCGCACAAAGAGAGCTTTTTGAGGAGACTGGGATAGACGTTCCGGAAGACACCCTTATGGAGGTCGGTGTAGCCAAAACGAAGAATGCGGAAATTCATTACTTTATGGGACATGTTGATGATGAATCCCCGGCTTTCGTGGTGGTTGACGGTGAAGAGGAAATCGGCAGCATGTGGATTGACCCGGTTACTGAACTGGAAGACTACGACTTTATCTTTGACATGAAAGACAATATCAAGAAGATTTTGGGGCTGAAAGTGAAACCCAACCCGGTAGAAATCGTGATGAAGGCTTTCCAGGAAAAGAAGGTGACGGAAGACGTGGTAAAGTCTGTGTGCGAGAAATACCCGAAGGAGATACGGAAAGCGAACAACAAGACCGATTTTTCACACAGTGAAAGAAAAGACCTTGCAAAGAAAGGAGAGGCAATGCCGAATGGGAAATATCCTATCAGAAATAGTCAGGATTTGAAGGACGCTATCAAGTTGTCCGGTGCTTCTGATATGCCGAAAGAAAAGGTGAAAGCATGGATTAAGAAACGTGCTAAAGAATTGGGTCTTGAAGGTGAATTGCCGGAAGACTGGAAAAGTGAGGAAGTTGAAAAGACAATGGACTGTGACGATGCGAATGCCATTTGTAAGGAAGATTTGGACGACAAGCCAAAAGGCCCGGAAGGTGACGGAATAGCGAAGAACGAGGAAGGAGAAACTACAGAAAGCGAAGAAACGAACAGCGAGGAAATAGAGAAGTCAGAAGACGGATTGACGGTTTCCATGAAGTTTTCTTCTGTGGAAGACGCGATGATATTCAAGAGCGTTATTTCTGAAATGATTCAAGAGGGGAAAGTGAAAGCCGATGTACTGGAAAAGGCAAAGAAGGAGGACGGTATGTATGCCGTATTTGCCGATTTCGCTAATTTCCTGGAAGGCGTTAAGACCCGTTCAAAAAACGTGCATTGGAAAGAGGAAGACAATGCCAAGCACAAGTATCTGGACGATTTGATAGATGAACTTTCCGACTATGAAGATAAGATAATGGAAGCCGGACAAAGCGGTTTCGGCCGTTTCAAGGACGGGGAGATAAACGGTGAAGAAATAGAGGTTAACGACCCTATAGAATTGGTTGACCTTATTATAGACCGCACAAGGGAATTCTATTCCAAGCTTGACAATAACCCCGAATATGCCGGGGAAAAGTCGTGGGTGGAAGATTTTATGGCAACACTCAAACAGACGAAGTATCGTTTACAATTACATTAATTGTTGGGGAGGGGTGTAATCACCCCTTCTTTTTTATTAAGGAAAGAGTATGAAAAGAGATATATTGAAAAGCATGTTGTGTGATAAGCTGGAAAAGGCAGTGTCGCACAAGTATGTACGGAAGGAGCCGGACGGAAAAGGCGGTTTTCGATACATATACACCGAGAAGGAAAGAGAATCGACAAACCAGGTCATTAACAGAAGCGGTGACAAGTCCATAGAGAAGACCGGAACGAACCCGGCAGCAGTTACCAAGGGGTTAAAAGCATGGCTGAACAAGAATAATATAGACTACGATTACAACAAGGCGAAAACAACTGCGAGCAGCTATTTTAAATTTGAGACAGGGAAAGGAAGTTATGAGATACGTGTTTCCAATCATACCAAAGCGAATGCAGACGATAAGGGAGGTATAGATATCCAGCTCTATGATTCAAACGACGGGTTTGGCGTTGACATAGATACGGCATACGGGTTCACTTCCAAGGATATACAGAACATCATTAAAGACGCTGAAAGGATAAACGGGGAAGTCCACAAGAACGAGAAGTTAAAGAAGATGTTGGAGGACGAAACCCTATTGGAGAGATTCTATAATGAAAGATATATACCTTCCAAGCATACAAAGTTTATTGAGGATGCTGTTAACAGTATCGGAATAGAAGAATCGGAGTTTGGGATATTGGGAGATATCGTAGACAATATGTTCGACCAAAGTTTACACAAAAGCGGTGTATATAAAAAGATGTCCGAAGAAAGGGAAAAGAAGATACAAGAACAAAAGGAGAAAGAGGCGAAAGAAAAAGAAAGTAAGAAGGAGAGAAGGGATAAGGTGATGGAAGAATTGAGCAACCATATATTCAAGCAAGAAAGTTCGACCACACCACCGGAAAAGTTCGAGAAGATTGTACAAGAAAGAAGTAACGGAAGGGCAAAGGGCTTTACGGTAATCGGAGAACTGGGAGAAGGAGACAGAAAGAAATATTTCTATGAGTGGGCGTACCCAGTGCCAGAAGGCAAAAAGAACTACACCAAGCCTTCTGATAAGTTCGTAGATAATTACCTAAAAAGCAAGGAGTGAATAAATTTTGCATAAAGTTTGTCTATTTGCATAATAATTCATACATTTGAATCGGTAAATACGTAAATAAATTTTTATTCAGTGTAAACAACTGATTATAAGATATTTACATAAAGATGTTTATTTTAATCCGTTGTATTTCAGATTATTAAAAGATGTTTGAAGTAGATTCAAAATTTAATTTTTTCACAGAAGCAAACTTTGAAAAATCAGATTTCAACCCTATGGATTACGCGGTAGGTGATGATAGAAGATACGAAAAAATGATTTTTGAAGGTTTGGCATCCGATTCTTCCATAGATTCGGAGGATGAATCTATGAATCCCAACGGATTTGTAATAGACCGCTTTTTAAAACACGGTCTAATCAATTTAGACCATTTGCCATCACGAAGCCCTATCAATAAATCAAGGTTCTGGATAGGGCACCCACTGGATGCTTATGTAAAGAATAATAAGTTTTATGTACGTTGTCAGTTGTGGAAAAAATCTCCGGAAGCAAGAGCCTTTTATGACAAGGCACTTGAAATGCTTGCAAGCGGCACCGACCGGAAACCCGGTTTTTCCGTTGAGGGGAGAGCGCTGGAAAGAGACAAGAACAACCCTAAAAAGGTAACGAAAGCGCTTATCACAAACGTAGCAATGACAATGACACCCGTAAATGCAAATTCGTTTGCCGATATAGTAAAGGGCGTGCAGACAGTAGATTTCGTGGAGAGCAATAAAGAAGAAATTAGCAACGGTTCCAATAACGTTCTTGTAGAGCTACAGAAGGACGGATATAATATAAGGATAGACAAGTCTTTCAACGTTACCATTAACCCTATCATAGTGGAAAGAGACGAAAGATTTCAAGAGCTTTATAAATATTATCTGAACGGCAATGTAGGATTGAACGTTATAAAGGACTATTTGAGAACCGTTAATAAATAAGTTTGTACACAATTAAAAGTTTAATAAAGATGGACGAAAAATATTTGAACGACCCTATCGTATCTCTGATGAAGTCTATGGGATTTTCTGATGAGTACATTATGGCGAACGTGAAAATCGAAAAGTCTGAAAACGGAGCAGCAGCAGGAGACCATGAATCCGAAACCAAAGAGGAAAAGGATATCAACAAGCTGGAAAAGGAAGCCGTGAAGGACGAAGAAAAGGTAAAGGAAGACGAGAAGAATACGGCCGAGGACAAGAATGCAGAAAGCGAAAAGGTGGAGAAATCCAACGCGGAAGATATTATGAAGTCTGTAGGTTCTGTATTTGCCCCTCTGATGGAAAATTTCCAGAAGTCTATGGAAAAATTCCAGGAGACAGTGGATGGTATCAGTGAAAAACTTGACAAGATGTCCGGCGTTACCCCTATGTTCCGTTCAGAAGGACTTAACAATATGACAGCCATTCAGAAATCTTTCGAGGAAAGAAAGGATGAAGCAGGCAAATACGAAGTTAACGTAGTGAAAGACAGACCTATGGCAGTAAAGCTTATTGAAAAGTCTTTGGAAGAGGCACCGGAAAGTATTGCTAAGTCACTGGAAAGTGATGCGCTTGCATATCTTATCAATCCGGACGCTGAAACAGTAGGTGAAAACCTGGCGCGTTACATGTACGAAAAGAACGGTGTAAAATTCGTGAAATAAACTCTATTAAAATAAAAGAATATGGATTTGTATAATTATAGCAATCAAAACGGTACTGGCGACGTACTGGGCGGCATGGATTCAGCAGAAATCTTGAAAGCGATGGAAGCAGGTCTTAAGACCGGAATGCAGTATAACAACGAAATCAACAATGGTGGTGGTCTGAAAGTTGAATCCCTGGATTCAGTCTTGAAGATTCTGGGCAACCGTATGAACCAGTTGGTTTATTACATGGAAATGCCTAAACATAAGATTGACAACACTGTACACCAATACAATCAGTTGTATAAGTATGGTGAGGAAGTCGGTATTTTCAACGCAGAAGGCGAGACCCCACAGGAAACCGATTCTCAATACAGACGTAAGTCAATAGTAACCAAGTTCATGGGTGTTTCCGGACAGGTTACACATCCGGGAATGTTGGCTAAATTGGCTGGTAACATGGATATGTACCAGAAGGAAGTAGAAAACAAGACTATCCTTTTGAGTACCATTATTGACACACGTTTGGTTGACGCTGATTCTTCTTGTGTAGAAGAACAGTTCGACGGTGTTTTCCGTCAACACATGTTGGGTATCAACGAAATGGATGGCGGTACGGCAGAAGGCAAGACTTCTGAACAACTGTTAGACGGTTACTTCAACAGCCCGGCAGTTATCGACGCACAAGGTTCTGTGTTGAATGACAACTTGATTCAAGACGCTGCAAACGTTGTAGTGAACGTTTATAACGGTTATATCGACCGCATCATTTCTAACCCGATTGTGTTTAACAACTACGTTAAGATGTTCCACGAAAGCAAGCGAGTTATCGTAGGTCTTGCAGCTTCTGTAACAGGCGCAACAATGGGACAGTCTGTAAATGATGTTACAACCCAGTTCGGTAAAATTAACATTAAGAACGACCGTTTCTTTGACGAACGTAAACCTATCACAGCAGGAAAGGGAGCTTCAAGTGCAAAGGCCCCGGTTACTCCGGTTGTTGGTACTGCCATTAAGGTTAACGCAGCCGATACTAAGACTAATTTCGGCAACCATGCAGGTTCTTATGGCTACTTGGTAACAGCAAAGAATCGTTATGGTGAATCCGCACCTCTGAATATCACATCTGCTGGCGCCCAGGCTGTAGCCGCTTCTGAATCGGTAGAATTCGGCTTCACTGCTGGTGTGGGTGGCGCTTATTCCGCTACTTGCTTCGTTGTATATCGTACTAAGAAGAACGCGGTTCTGAATGCAAATACCGAATACTTCCCTATCTTTGAGGTTCCGGCTTCACAGATGGCAACAGGTTATGACGGTGCAGCCGCAAATTGTGTACGTGACCGCAACCGTATCATTGCAGGTACCAAGTCTGCTTTGGTATATTACAATGACAGTCAGATTAACGAATACTTGCAGTTTGCAGACACCATGAAGATGGACTTTGCCGTTACATCTCCGAGCAAACGTTTTGCAATTTTGAACTACGGTACCCCGGTATTGTATCAGCCAGCAAAGATTGTACGTATCGTTAACATTGGTGAGGAAGGCTTGTAATTAGCTTGATATAAATTTATAGGTTTAAAAAGTGAAAAGTGAAAGGGAGGGAGTAATTGAACTCCTTCCCTTTTTGTTTAAAAATTTTGTATTATGGAAAAAGTGATTTTAAAAAGTCGGGTGTATAACAACCATAGAATTGTACTTAATGGTGGCCCGGTACAGTTTGTTAACGGTAGAGCGGAAGTATCGGAAGAACTCTATCAAGAAATAGTAAGCCGTAAACTTCCCGATATTTACAAGGAAGGTGAGGAACCGGAATTCAAAACACGCCTTGAAGAAAAACTTCGTTCGGAAGTGAAAGAAGGGAACAAGGAATATGAAGAGGAAATAAAACGTCTTAAGAATATCGTCGAGGCACAGAAGGTTGAAATTTCCAAGAAAGAAAAGGAAATTGAAGTATGGAAGAAATGCGTTGAGGACTTGAAGGCAGGAAACAAGGAGACGCAGACAGTAGCCCCCGAACCGGAAGCAAAGCAGGAAGTCTCTATTAAGGAAGAAGAGGACGACGAGGTAAAGACGGCTCTTAAGAAAATGAAGGTTGACGAACTGAAAGAACTTGCAATGACAGAAGACGGAGGTTCTTTCAAGGAAGAAGACCTTAAAGGCAAAAAGAAAGAGGAAATTATAGATATGATTTTGTCTAAATAAAAATACTTTACAAAGATGGGTCGATTGACGTTTACGATAAAATACAAGAAAAATTCCGGACTTGTGCTGTCTGTAGCCGAGATATGGCAGACATACTTATACGGAATAACCATTGACGGAGGGCAGGGAGCATCATTTACGGACGAATCTATGCGCTCCTATATAGAATCAGCACAAAGAGAGGTTGAGAATTGGTTCAATTTGAAATTTGTAAAGCAGTTAATCGACCAGTCTTTGACTTATTACCAAAAGGACTATTGGCAGCAATTCCCTATATTGTTCCCGTCATATCCGGTAAGGGAGCCGTTAAGCATGATTGGGATGCTCAATAAGATAGAGCAGATTATATACCCCCAAGGATGGCTGTCATGCGAGTATGACAGTGGTATGGGACAAGGGAAAAGAAGGCTGAGTGTTGTTCCTACAGGGTCTTCCACGACACAAGGAAATGCGGAAATAATATTGACAGGCATAACGTCTCAGATTGGTATGCAGCGTTTCCAGTATATACCGGATTATTGGAGGGTACAGTATATAACCGGGTGGGATGTAGACCAAATGCCTATGGACTTGATTAATCTGTTGGGAAAACTTGCATCATTCGGGCCGCTTAACATAGCTGGAGATTTGGTTCTGGGTATTGCAGGCGTTTCTGGACAGTCTTTAAGTATAGACGGATTAAGTCAAAGCATAAGCACAACGGCTTCTGCGACATCTGCCGGGTATTCTGCACGATTGATTCAATATCAAAAAGAGATAAAGGAAACGGTAGGAAGGTTGAAGTTGGTGTATGACGAGGTTAAATTTGCAGTATTTTAAGTTATGGGAGAAACAAGAAATATATTACAGTCTCCATCTTCTGGATTGAGTAATTTCCGACCGGAATTTTTCAAATCGGAGTTCGACCAGGCGATACAAGCCAAAGGTTACGATGTGGAGATAATGCGCGCTTTACGTTGCCCGTGTCATGGAAAAGAATCTGCACTGCCGGACTGTCAGAATTGTTTCGGTACCGGATATTTCTATGTGAACGCGATACATACAAAGGCATTGATAACCGGAATAAACTTTACCGACAAATACAAGTCATGGAGCCAAGAACTTTTAGGTACAATGGCTGTAACGGTAAGGGATATAGACAAGGCGAATTTATCCTATTATGACAGGATTTCTTTCAGAAATGAAATATCGTATTTTTCTGAAAATCTCCCTATAAGATACGATGATATGGGACAGCCGTTTGTGTTCACTACATACAAGCCAGTACAAGTATTGGCTATGTATCTGTTCGAGGCTTCAAACAAGCCTCTCATAAAGACGGACAAGGGACATATAAGCGACGTTAATCCCTATTGTATCATACTGGACATGGATATAGACGCTTTGCCCGAAAACGGCTTTGTATCGGTATATTACAAGCATAATCCGGAATACCATGTTATAGACTTGCCGCATGAGATACGCGCTTCATGGGCTACTGACAAGAAAAGTGGACAACTCAATAAGATAGAGCTTCCGGTTCAAGCCATTGTAAGAAGAAGCCATCTTATAGCGATGGAGAAACCTAATTTTGACGGTAGCGGTGTGATATATAATGAGGATGTATAATTTGCTTCTTTGAAAGAAAATGTTTAGATTTGTACACTTTTAAACATTTTGTATATGAGAGCGAAGAAAGTATTGGAAGTCCTTGGTATAAGTCGGGCAACATTATCCAATTATGTAAAGGAAGGAAGGATAAAGACCCACAATTCCGCTACACAATGGATAGATTACGACGACGAATCCGTATATGCGATTGCATCTAAAGGACAAAGAAAGAATGTAATATATGCAAGGGTTATGAACAAACATAATCTTAACAAGCATATAGAAGCATTGGAAAGGTATTGTAGGGAACACGGACTGCACGCCAAAGATGTATATAAGGATGTGACATTTAACGTTACATTGGCGCAAAGAAAAGGGTTCAATAAGTTGTTGGACGATGTGATATCCTATAAGATAGGAACGGTAGTAACACTGAGCCGGAAAAGTCTGTCGGGAACGGACAGTGATTTTATAGAGATGTTGTTTGCAAAATTCGGGTGTGATGTAAGGTATATAACGGAAGAGTAGGATGTTACCTCTATATGTTGACATATCGGAAACAGTTGCGGAATTCGCATTGACACCACAAGAAGCGGAATTCCTTGGAACACGTCTTGTTGATGATGTGGTAAAGGAATATATGCGAAGATGGAATGCGCTTGTGGATTCTGAACTGCATCAGACACGGGGAATATATCGGTCTGCCATGCAGGTAGACCGGACTTCTGCCACCTCTGTAGAATTCGTGCTGTCTGCAAGGGCAGCAGGGCCGCTTCCTATGATGCTGGAAGAAGGAGCAACACCCTTTGATGAAAAGATAGGGTTCCAGCGTTCGGACAAGGCAAAGATAAAGAAGGACGGTTTAGGATGGTATCTGACAATACCGTTCAGACACGCCACACCCGGAGCAATAGCGGAATCCGGAATATTTAGCTCCGTTATGCCTAAAGATGTGTACGATATGGCACGTAATGCAGGAGGACAGCCGTTGAAGCTTGCAGACTTGCCGATAAGCCAGCAAGTAAAGGGAAGCCGGAAGGAAATAAACATACCCGGACTGAACGTACCGGAATACATGCACAAGTCGGCAAAATATGAAGGTCTTGTAAGGGTTGAGGCTCGAAGTTCGGACCAGGAAAAGAGAGGTCAGTATATGACATTCAGAAGGGTTAGCGACAAGTCAGACCCTACAAGTTGGTTTAATGGTGGTATAACAGCCAAAAAATTAATGGATAGGGCTTTGGAAGAGGCTCAGATAGAATATGTTGCCGAAATGGCGATAGACGAGGCATTAAAAAGAATTAAAGGATTATGATAGAGATAGTAAAAGTAAAGCAGTTTATAGTATCAATATTGAACTATATACCGGAAGATTACAGACTGCACCAGGGAGACGAACAGAATACCTTCCTATACAGACTTCTTAACGGAATGAAGGAAGGGAATTTTGATTTTTACGACCAGGCGAAGAAATTGTTTTTAAGGGGAATGACAAACCCCCGTAATTTAAGGGTGTTGTTTGAGTTTCCGAAAGACAATACCGGATTGCCAGCCTATGTAATAAGGGAACCGGGTGCAGACCCAGGAGCAACCAATTCCATAGGAAAAATGAATGGACAGATATACGATGGCGGTGCATGGCAGATAAGAGACAGCCGTTTCCATAACTTTGAGATAATGTGTCTGTCGGACAACATGCTGGAAAGTATAATTATGTCGGAAGTTTTGTATGCGTTGATAATGGGTTCCTACAACTGGCTTTCTACCCAATATGATTTGGTAGAGGTGAGGATAACGGAATTAATGACAAACCAGAATGTACTGCCTATTCCTATATTCATAAAGTCAGTAAGGCTTGACTTGACTTTAGACCAGATTGTAGGTACATTGGTAAATGAAGAGTTGCTGAATAAGATTGCATTTGAGGATGGAGGGATAGCAGCCGACAAATGGGGTGCGGACAATTACGGACGTGATTATGAGTTACCCGGTGTGGAAGCAGATATAAATAAAGGGTTGTAACCTTTTGCATTATAGAAAGAAAAACGCTATCTTTATAGCGGCTTATATGAATGTGTGATTTGATAGGGAAATTGCGCAGAATTCCGTAGACAAATAAAAAAGAAAAATAATATGGCATCAACGTTTATTTTCAATGGTCGCCAGATTTCCTTACCAGGTGTTTACTCCACTATTGTAAGTGGGGAAATGAATCCGGCAAGAAATCTCGACTACGGAAAAGTCCTTATTATTGATACCGGAACGTACTCAGCCGGATTTGGCGGCGGTGCAGGTATTAATGGCGAAAATGCGCAGGGACAAAACGCTATCTATACTTTCGACAATATCGCGGATTTTCGTGCTTTCATGAAGGGAGGTCTTTGGTGGAGGGTTGCCGAAGCTCTGTTTGCACCAGACCCCTCAAACCCCGACGCAGTAGGAATTTCCGAGCTTGAATTTGTTCGTGCAGCGACAACTACAGGCGCAACAATGACGTTTGCGACGGCAGCAGGAGGCACGTTTGCGGTAAAAACATTGGACGAAGGTTTGGTAGCCAACGGTTCGTTATTGAACGACGAGTTATTGACAAAAGGTTACGGTATGAACTTTATCGCAGGACGCGAAGACGCTACCAAGTGGATTTTGCAGTTCTGGAGAGGTACATATACTGGAACATACAGCGACGGTTTACCCTACGGAGACATCACGCAGGAAAACAGCGACCCCGAACTTGTTCTTGAATCACCGGAATTCAGTACCATGCAAGAGCTTGTGGATTGGGCACAGAATGATTCTAATTTTGCTTTGGCATTTGTGCTTGATTCAACTACCAATGTAAAAGGAAATGGTGAGATTACCGAAGGGGATATTACAACAGCACTGGGTGGCAAGCCTTATATTCTGGCAGCAGGCGGTACGGAAAGTTTCGACATGAACGACTTTAACGCTGTATTAGACCAGATTGTAGGTTTGGACTACAGTAACGTTATTTTAGACCAGGTAGGAGGCAACGCCTATTCAGCTACGACAAAAGCATACATTACACACATGAACGGTGCAGCCAAATTCCAGCATTTCCTCTATGTGGCAGGATATGACAAGGGAGCGGATTTCTCAAAGGAAATCGATTTGGCGAAAAAGTTTGACAGTTCGTTCGTGCAGCTTGTACACGGTGGAGCTGGCGTAGTGTCCGCATTTGACGCTCAGAAGATACGGTGGTGGGGAGTTATGTATAACTTGTGCGCCATTGTAGGACGTATTAGCGGCAAGCCGCCTTATGTACCGCCTACATTCAAGTCTATAGGTGTTGACAGATTGCAACACTCGTTGACTGAATCGGAGCAGAAGAAGGCGTTGAAATATGGTATTCTGACAACTGTATTGAATGACTACACCGGAAAGTTCAATATCTTGCAGGGTGTGAATACATTGCAGGACAACGCCAACTTGTTCAACGCAAAAGGACAATCCTATTCTATCCAGTTTATGCGTATCGTCGCACAAATCAATAAGGAATTGATTGTAAATGCGACATTGGATTTGCTGGGACAGGAAAACGGTGTTAACGCCAATACACTGACAGCAGGAGCGGTTAAAGACTGGACTGTGGCATACTTGCAGTCAAGAACTGCAACGGACGCACAAGACAATCTGATTTTGTCGTTCAAAGACGTAGTGACAACAAGAAAGGAAGACGCTTATTTCACCACTTACAAAATTGTGGTAAATAACGAAATCACCAAGTTGTTCTTTACAGGTTACTTAATTCGTGGATAAAACAAACCCTAAAAATTAGAAGATTATGGCAGTTTTTACAGCGCCTAAAGCGTATATTAAAATAGATAATCAAGTAGCCGGGTTTGTTCGTAATCTGCAATTTGCAGAAAACATCACCCGTGCGAATGTACAAGGGCTTGGCTCACTCCTTAACCAGGAGGTTCCGGCCGTACAGTATCAATGCACATGGACGGTAGACCAATTCTTTATTGACTTTAAACAGCCAGTAATGGAAGGTATGATGCACCGTTTGGGTTCCGTTAAGTCTATCGTGGATACCTTGATTTTGGGCGAGCTTGGTTTTGCCATTGCTATTTATAGCAAGACAATTCAGAGCCAGGATTCGACTACAAAGATGGTGACAGCAGTAGACCCTACCGGACAGACTATGTGCATGTTGAATCCGTGTTTTGTAAATAATCAAAATTTTTCATTACAGGAATCCGGGGTTGCTGGTTACAATATCAGCGGGATTTATCTTTACCCTATATCAACTTTGGAACTTTAATTTTGATTATAAACAATTGATAATTAGGGAGTTACAATTTAGTAACTCCCTTTTATTTTGGTTATAAATAATTACAAAAGGATTAATTTCAGAATAATAAAATGTTATGTAATTTGTAAATTATTTTTATTATAATGAATTATTGGTATTGTGAAATAATGTTAATAAACTAACATTTTACACATAAGCACTTGCTTATCTCATAAACAAATCTTATCTTTGCAATGTGGTTCTGATAAGGGAACCAAGAAAAGTCAAACAAATTAAAAGATAAGGTTATGAAAAAGTATTTTGTTAACGGTAAGGAAGTCAGTGAAAAAGAAGTAAAACTTATTGAAAAGAGAAATAAGGAATATATGGAAAGCGGAGATTTCTCTCTGATAGCAAAATGTGAGTTTATCACTGTTATAAGCAAATAGTTTTTGATTGTCAAACAAATAAAATTTTAGAGTTATGAACGTTTACAGTAAGTTTTGTCCGAATGTGTTTTTAGCAAAGTGCGAAGAAAAGTATGAAAAGGGAGAGGTTATCGAAGTAACGACCAAGTACGGAAAGGAAAACGAGTGCATTGTTTTCAATCTGATATATGAAAAGGACGGATTCTATTACTATTCGATAGTGCGTGCAGACGGTTTCAATGTCCAGGAGTGGGCAAAGCAAAGAGCGGAAAGACGCAGAATGTGGGCGGCTTCGGCAGAACAAAAGAGTAATGAGTATTACGAGAAATCCAATAAAGATAGAGGCTTCCTATCATTGGGAGAACCTATCAAGGTCGGACACCACAGCGAAAGAGGACATAGAAAAATGATTGACGAAGCCTGGAACAATATGGGCAAAAGTGTTGAGTTCAGCGACAAGGCTGTCGAACATGAAAGAGTAGCCAAGTATTGGGACAAGAAAGCGGAGGTAATTAATCTATCCATGCCGGAAAGTATAGACTATTACGAGCACAAGTTAGAGAAAGCCAAAGAATATCACGAAGGCTTGAAATCCGGCAAATATCCACGGGAACACGTCTATTCATTGACTTATGCGAAGAAGGCGGTTAACGAAATGCAAAAGAACTATGACACAGCAAAAAGATTGTGGGGAGAACAAGAGGATTGAAACAGCCATTGAAAGGATAATAGAATATCTTTTCAACTACACCCCCAATTTAAAGAGAACCCGGTCAAAAATAGAACTCATGGAAAAGTTCTGGGAAAAGACCGGGATTTCCTCTAATAGGGCATTATGGGAATATATGGTGTTTCAAGGTTCTATGATAGAGAACAGCCGATACAAGGAAATAATATTCGACCCCTATAATTTGATAGGCCCGAAGGCAATAGAGAAGTGGAACAAGAGAGGAAGATACCAAGTATTCAGAGCTAACAAGTATCAGCGAGAAAGAGGATGGATAAGCCCGTTTAAGGAGAAGGAAGAGGGTTTATCTGAAAGATACAGGGAGATGTTGAGGAAAAAGTATTGGAACAAGGAGAAGGGGTTTATACTTTGCAGCCAGTACGGAGGATGGTTATTCGACAAAAATAGATGCAAGGATTGTATATTTTATAAGGCTTGTGAAAAATGACATAATAAAATTTTATGTTGTGAGATAATATTATTATATTTGCAACCATGAAAAAGACAGTGAAGGAAGAAGTTAGACCGTGTGTTTCTTGCAAGGAGAATCATTTCATATATGACCGCAACAGATGGTTATGTAAGGAATGCTACGACAATAGAAAGAAATTGAAACTGAACCGAGCTTCATTGAAGGAAGAGGAAAACAGGCTTAATGAAGTGTTTGTCAAGGTATGGGAGGAGAATCCCCATTATTGTTTCCATTGCGGAAAATGGTTGGGTCTTGAAATGAAACCTATTTTCTTCTCCCATATATTGAGCCGAGGAGCACACCCAGGTTTGCGCTGTGACCCGGAAAACATAGTTCTGGCATGTATGGAATGCCATCAGATATACGATTTTGGAGACAGGAAAAGTCTTAAGAATCAGATACCGGAAGAAAGGATAGAAAAACTTTTGGAGAAAGAACATGGGAAAAGACGTTGATATATTAATAGGATGTGCGGAAGTGTTTGCCGCTATAGGGCTGAAAAGGGCTTCCAGAATGATAGTGGATTACCTGGAGAACCCTAATAGCGATAAAGTGGAAATATTTCAGAAAGAGGTTGAGGTATGGAAAGAATACGAGGAACGTTCAAAAGGCAGAATGTTTGTGTTCAGTGACGGGGAACACGCCCTTATGAAGTATTTCATTATATCGTATGAAAAAGACTGGTATTCGGACGGGAACCCGGCTATAGTGATAAACAAGCTGGCAGATGAAAGTGCATCATTCAAGGACAACCCTATAAAGAATTTATGGGTAGTGTATAAGAGTGAGGAAGACCGGGACAGGGATTTTGAAAGATTGTTAACAATAAAATAAATTTATGGGAAAATTTTTAATAGAAGACGTAAACGCGAAAGGATTGCTTATCTGGATGAACGACAATTTCCGGAAGCAGAACGGGAAACGGTTTACCCGTAATGATGTGCAGGCATATATAATGAGAGGACATCTACCCGAATATCTGGGAGGAAACGAGATTGTGGTAACACCTAAAAAGCATTGTACAATTAAGATGTACAACGTATTGGAAAATGACAATAACCCGGTAGTGGAGGAAGAAGAAAATGAATGTATTGGTAGCATGTGAAGAAAGTCAGAGAGTTTGTGAGGCTTTTAGAAAACGAGGACATAACGCCTTTAGTTGTGACATTGTAGACTGTAGCGGTGGGCACCCCGAATGGCATTTCAAGCAGGATGTTTTGCAGGTTATTCCCAATTTCGGAGGAAAGCTGCAAAACGGTGAAGAGTATTATTTGCCGGAAGGCGAAGAATGGGATTTGATGGTTGCACACCCACCTTGTACTTATCTATGTGTGTCCGGTGCTGCATGGTATTATCACCCGGAAGATAAGGGGCTGCCGATAGAACAGAGAAGACCACATCCGAAATATCCAAACAGGGCGAAAGACCGAGAAGAAGCCGTTAATTTCTTTATGGAGCTATATAATTCGGGCGTAAAAAGAATTGCCATAGAGAACCCAGTAGGGATTATGAGTACAAGGTTCAGAAAGGCAGACCAAATCATAGAACCTTGGATGTTCGGGGATGAAGCAAGCAAGAAGACTTGTTTATGGCTTAAAAATCTGCCTAAACTCACTCCTACAAAGATTGTCGGGAAAGGTGAAGTGGTGGAAGGAAAGAATGGTTTTAGAATGCAGAAATGGTATTGTGATGCCTACGGACTGCCTAAAGAGGAAAGACAGAAGATAAGAAGCAAGACATTTCCGGGCATTGCGGAAGCGATAGCGGAACAATGGGGTAGTTTAAAATAAATTTTGGTAACGTGAAAACAAGTAGTAATTTCGTGATTGTCTATGACTTTGAAACCGGGGGATTGCCAAGCAAGGAGAAGCAGGCTTTTTTGGATATCCCTTTGGTAGAAATGGCTATGTCGTGCATAGACATGAAAAAGTTGGAAATAATAGACCGTGCAGAAATGATATTCCCGTATAACTACAAGGAAGGACTTGCAGGATATTCGGAGGAAGCAACGGCAGTACACGGCATAACAAAAGAAGTCCAAGAAGAGAATGCGGTGCCATTGAAAGAGATATACAGCACTTGCAAGAAATGGTTCGCCAAATACAAGAACCCGCGTCAGATGTGTACGCTTGTAGGGCACAATATCGTAGGATTCGATAACCCGTTTCTGAAAAACTTCTTCGCCTACATGAACGATAATATAGACAATTACGTAAAATACTACATAGACACGATGCAGTTTGCACACATGGCAGCTTTAGAACAGATGGACTACAAGCTGGGTACATGCTGCCAGAATGCAGGCATAGACCTTGTGGAGGCTCACAGGGCACAACATGATGTGGACGCGAATGCAATGCTGTTTATCTCCTATGTGAAGAAGTTAAGAGGTGAAGGTATGGAAATGGTGCAGAAGAAAGAGAGGAGATATAGAGAGGACTTTCAGCTATGTTGACAGGTGACGGAAAAGGAATACTTACAAATAACCAGCTTACATATCTATACAATGCAGTAGACAATATCATAGAGAGACTGCCGGAAAAGGCGCTTAACCAGTTGCTTGAAGGATATGGAAACGACGTTGATACCATGCTAAGGGAAATGGTTTATCAGTCGGAAAAGGCGCTGTATCTGGGACGTACTATGGATTCGGAAAGTTTATCCTATGTGGACAACGTGAAAGCCTCTATGGACAATACGCTTAAAATATTGTCCCTCAATTATTTTATAGCAACCATGCTGCCTAAATTCCGGTTAGGGTGGCGTAATATAGAGTGGGGCAATCTCACGCAATTATACCCGTGGAGCTGTTATCTATGCGCGCGCGCGAGTGGCAAGTGCATGAGTGCTGATACATTGGTTGTAATGCATGATGGGTCTTTGAAGAAGATTCAAGATATAGAAGTTGGTGATAAAGTGATGGGTGTCGATTCGACACCGCGCACAGTGTTGCAATTACATAAAGGTGTTGCACCTATGTATAGAGTGCAGCAGTCCAAAGGAATGACTTATGAAGTGAATGAAGGACATTTGCTTTGTTGCTATTACAACGGTTACTTTATCGACGTAGAGGTAGATGCTGTATATAGACAACAAAAAGACATAAGAAAGTTGTTTCTTGGATATAAAGTCAAGGACATAGGAGGAAAAGAGCCAGAATTTGATTATTCTTCATTGAAAATTGAACTTATTGGAGAAGGTGAATATTACGGTTTTGCATGTGATGGAGACCATAAGTTTTTATTGGAGGACGGAACGGTTGTGCATAACAGTTTTCAATGGTCTTATGCCTTCATTCTGTGGCGTTTATGGTCGTACACAAGACCGACCGCCTACAGACAGGATACGACAGATAATGCCAACCGGAAAGAGACGTGCTATATCACTAATACTTTCACCCTGGCAAAAGTGCAGATAGCGAAAGTAACGGAAGAGATAGAAGCAAACGACTTGATAAAGGAAAAACTTAATCCCTACAACAAGGCTTCAATCGGAGAAACAGCCATAAAGACGGAAACGGGGAGTACGCTTCATGTACGCGGTAAGGATTCAATGATTCGTGGTTTGCACGTAGGAGCTTGCTTGTGTGACGATATGCCGGACGAAAGCTCTTTATATTCGGACGAACAAAGAGAGAAACTGAAAGAACTTTTGAAGGGTACAATAGAGCCGATTGTGGAACCGTACGGTTATTTCCTTGTGACTGGCACACCCTATTCTTCCGCACCGAACGAATTGTACCAAGTATTGAAGGCAGACAAGCGTTTCTATTGCTTTGAATATCCGATATTGTTTCCAGATGGTAGACCGCTTGCACCGGACAGATACACGTTTGAACAGATATTGGATAAAAAAGAGGAGCTTGGAACGATTGTATTTAATCGTGAATACTTGGTGGTTCCTATCAGTGACACGTCAACGATATTTCCGTATGAATATCTGATGCGGAGTATTATAGGGATGGAAACGATACGTTTTGCGTCAAGTATAGATGATTTCCCCTTCAAGCTTACAAGAGTACATATAGGTGTGGATTTTGCGGTTTCCGGTAATATCGGAGCGGATTATACGGTGTATTCGGTATGGGGTAAAGATGCGATGGACAACTACTACTTGTTGTATTATTACCGGAAGCGCGGTATGTCACACAACGAACAGGTAGATAAGATTGTACAGCTTGACAGGCTTTTCCACCCTAATAAGATACGGTGTGAGGCTAACGGTTTCCAGTCTATACTATCCGGGCTGGCAAAGGAAAGAGGACTTAAGAACATAGAACCATTCACCACAACGGAAGGAAACAAGAAAGACTTATATACCGGATTACCTTCTTTATCCGCAATGTTTGAAAGAGGTCAGATAAAATGCCCTTATGCGATGGGAGAAACGAGGCAGGCGGTTGACTTGATGTTCGGTGAATTTTCCTCTATTACGTTCAGAAGTGATAATGGGAAACTGGAGGCAGCAAGTGGACACGATGATGTGGTAATGGCTAACTTCCTGGCAATCAATAGTTTACGTGAAGATGACAAAGAAGTACAAGTAAGTGTAGATTTGATATAGAATATGGTTTTACGTTTTATAGATTTATTCGCAGGGATTGGAGGAATCCGTAAAGGATTAGAACTGGCCGCTATTGAAGCTGGTTATACCCCTATTTGTGTATTTACTTCTGAAATAAAAACACATGCTTTAAAGGTGTTGAAACAGAATTATCCTAATGAAGAAATAGTGGGGGATATTACTAAAGTGGATGCAGCCACTATTCCCGATTTTGATGTATTATGTGCTGGTTTTCCTTGTCAAGCCTTTAGTGTTGCTGGGAATAGATTGGGGTTTGCTGACATTAGAGGTAATCTTTTCTTTGATATAGAGCGTATTCTGATAGTAAAGAAACCCAAAGGATTCATTTTAGAGAATGTGGATGGATTATTGAACCATGATAACGGCAGGACTTTTAAAATTATCATGGAACATTTAAAAGCTATAGGGTATAGAGTGAATTTTCGTGTATTAAACTCAAAATATTTTGGTGTACCACAAGAAAGAAAAAGGATTTATATAGTTGGGAGTTTTAAAGAAGAAATAGATTTAAATAACTTTCCAGTTTTAGAGTGCAATTTATGTGATGTGTTGGATAAAGGGAAACCAACAATTAAAAGTAAATTTATTGATTTATTGTTATTAAAATATGATGTTTCAGAACTTTATGGTAAATCAATTAAAGATAAAAGAGGTGGGGAAAACAATATACATAGTTGGGATATTGATTTGAAAGGAGAAACAACGAAAGAAGAAAAAGAATTACTTAATTTGATTCTTGTAAAAAGAAGAATGAAAAAATGGTCTTACTTATGGTATAGATTGGATGGATGGAATGCCACTTACCAAAGAAATGATAACCACTTTTTACAATAATACTAATTTGGATAAAATGTTGGACGGATTAGTAAAGAAGGGGTATTTGGTATATGAACATCCTAAAAAGAAAGTTACGATTAATAATATCATTAAAAGAGAATACGATACGACAAAAGAGAAAGGTTATAATATAGTGACAGGAAATCTTAGCTTTGAGATAAACAAGATATTAAACCCATCTTCCATAGCTCCTACTCTGGTCGCTATGGATATGCAGAAACTGGTAGTAATAGATGGAAAGGGTTTAAGAAAGTTATCTCTTAGAGAAGGGTTAAGACTCTTTGGATATCCAGAAGATTATCAGTTTGATGTATCAGAGAAAGAAGGATTTGATTTATTGGGGAATACAGTTGTGGTTCCAGTTATAAAAGCGGTATGCAATAGACTTATAAAAACATTGTTTTAACATATTTTACACATAAGCAGTTGCGTATGTCATAACATAATCTTATCTTTGCAATGTGAGAAAGAGATAAACGAAGTCAAACAAATAAAAGATAAGAAAATGGAAAACGATATCAAGGTTCTCAAAGAGTTGTACAAGTTCATTTGTGTTAGTGAAGGTATCAAGGCAATTGCATTGAAGTTCTGTAAAGTTGGAAGGGGCGGTGCTTGTTGTTCTTATGTGGCTAACAAACCGAAATCAATCTCTATTGACTTGAATAGAATCAATGTCGGTTCTGCCTATGCTTTGTGCCATGAAGTAGCGCATCAGATTTGCATTGCAAATGAAGGTAATGCAACACATAATGCAAAGTTCAAAAAGATGGAAAAGGAATTGGTTAAGAAGTATGCCAATTGCACTATTGCAAGAAATTTAATTTGGTAATGAAGGGAGGATAAGGTTATGATTACTGATAGAAAGAAAGCCCCGGCATGTTTGAGATACAATGTCAACAATAATTCCGGTTCAATCAACAAGGAATTTGGTAAAGACCAGCAAGCAGCATATGATTTTGCAAGCCAAATGAATGAAACAGCAATAATTAGAGGATATATGTTCGTGAAACATAAAGGTGAATGGGTAAGAAATACGATTTTTATAGACCATGTTTTTAAATAAAGAAGGAGGGTAATGTTATGAAAAAGGATTTGGTAAAGACGGCTTTAGGATATAGATGTTTTCTATCTATTGAGGAAATTGAAGTGACAGACCCTAAAGACAAAAAGGAATGTAAGGAGTTCGAGGAATTTAACTATTTTACAACTATTAAAAAAATAGCATTGAAGTACACCGACAACAAGCTGTTCCACGAGATAACAAACCGATTGATTGAACTTGATAAGGTGGATTTGACAGAAGAAGAACATGCAGAAAGACAAGCGTTAATTACATTGTCTCAATATTTTAGGATTAAGTTTTGATTTAATCGATTAATAGCGTATATTTGTAACGTATATAACATTTTGTGATTATGGAGGATAAGATAATTAAGATTAAGGGACATGAATATAAAATGTCCTTCCCTACAGTAGGACAATATTATGAGATAGAAACTCAAAAGCAGTTTTTAGGTCGTGGATATTACAATACCTTGCTGGGAAACAGAACGCAGGCTGCGGCTGACGCTTTGGATATGATAGATATTGAAGCGACGCTTACAGTAATGTTGCCCGATTTGCTGGCAGATATGAAAGTGACTTCTTTCAAACAGCTTGGTATTAAGGACTATGTAGAGGTAAGGGATATTTACAACAAGGAGGTTTTGCCCTTTATTAAAGAAGTTGAAAAAATGATGAACCCCAACCGATAAGAGTATTCGAGCGAGAATCACTATAGTTTGAATGTTTAGTTATTCAGAGGAGTGTGGGGGTATAGTCTGTTATGGGTTATACCCCCACTTTTGATTGATTTTGTATGATGGAGCGAGATAAAAAGGAAGATTTTAGGACATTTGTAGTCAGATGGAACAACAAGTTTCCGCTTGACAGGTGGTACAGGAAAAAACATAATATTGCTTTTATGTCCGAGGAACACAAGAAATGTTCTTTCTTCCAGCAACTTTTTGAGTTCGAGGAAGACCGGATGTTCAAGCAGGCTTTGGAGGACGAGGAAAAGAAAGTTGAATATGTTCCGAATATCGGTGAATGGCTGAAAGATTCCTATGACGAAATGGTAGACCAGGAAACCGATACCAAGGAAATAACGCAAAGTCAGATTGAGGCTTTCCGTGAAGAAATGGCGCGGATGGCTGAATACGAGGAAAGCCAAAAGAATAAGGAGTGATGGCAGAAGACAAGAGGATTAGGATTGCGGCCGATACCACACCGCTAAGACAGTTGAGAGAAGAAGCGGTTTCTTTGTACCGCGAGATAAACCAGACTTCCATGCAGAGCGCACAGGAAGCCGATAAAAGCATTTCACAGCTACGGGAACAACTTGCATTGATGGAAGACCGTAACGAGCTGGAAAGGCTGTTACTTGACCTTAAAAGACAGTCTGCCGCCATTGATGCAACCACAATACAAAAACCGTCTCCTATGCCGGAAAGACCGATAAGGAGACAACCGCCTACAGAAGAACTTCCAAGACCGGAACAGCCTATTATAGACCCCGAAACCGGGTCTATTACATGGGACGTATCACCGAGAAGAAAAGAGGAACCCGTACAGCCGGAACCAAGACGGAAAGAGCCAAGACCGGAAATGGAAACGGATGTAGAAGAACCTTTGTCTACAGAAGAACCGGAAGAAAGACCAGTGCCAAGAAGAAGGAGAAGGAAAGTCCAGGAACCTATACCGGACGTTGAACCCATCATAGACGAGGAAACAGGTTCTATGACATGGGACTTGACACGGAAACCGCAAAGAGGGAAGGTAACCCCTATAGAAAGAAGTGTAGGGGAAGAGCCGATAACAAAGGAAACACAGAAGGAAATATTAAGAGAGATAAACAGACACGTCGAAAACATAGACGAATCCGTTACGAACGTTGATAACTCCAAGAATTTCCAGGATAACAGCGAAAACAGAACGGACAATTCACGGCATACGGAGAATATAACCGAGAATGTTGTGAATATTGAAAAGAATACCCAGACAATAACGGAAAACACAACCGCTATAAAGGAAAAGGGTAATTTAAACGCTGTCTCTGAACAGTCAAACAGACCTCTGTTAAGGGAAGATGACAGAATACAGAGAAGACCGGAAATCACGGATAATGGACAGACGGAAATCAAGTTTTCCGACGAGGGGATAATACGTGCCATTACAAGACTGGGAGCGGTAACGGATAACATAGGACGTGACGTCATTTCCGCTTTGAGAGGACTTGAAAAAGGGTCGGGTGAGGAAAATCAAAAAACCAGTATTACCCGTTACCTGGAAACTATTGCAAATTCTGTATCTGTTATAGAAGACAGTGCAGAAAACATATTGGAAGAAATGCAGAAAGCCACTTCCGGTTCGGGTTTCGGAGGTGGAACAGGGACACCTGGAGGTATTGTACCACCTACCGGAAGCACGGGTGGAATAGGAGGACTAAATATATTCGGAGGAGGATTAAAAGGAATATTGGGCGGTCTTGGAGGTTTAGCGGCATTCAATACCGCTAAAAACGTATTGTCAGAAAGATATTTCCGGCAGCAGGAATTTGAAGCACGTTCTCAATACCAGGGAACAGTGGAAACGGCCGCAAATTATACACGGTTACAAGCCGCTAACCAGGCAGATGCTTTTAGATGGATTCCTCTAATTGGTGATACGATAGCGAAAAGCATAGAATTGCCAGCACAGCTTGCAGCAGAAAAGATGATGGCAACTTTCGGGAAATATGCGGAAGGTGAAAGACGCGTTATCCCGTATGCACAGGTTATGGGTGTATCAGCTGGGGAAGCTTTCAGACAAGCTGGAAGGGAAGGAAGTTATGCGGCTGAATCGCTTGGTATGGATTATGCTTCATACCTTGGAAGACGTGCCGAATTGATACGTGCAGGAGGGGGGCGTTTTGTCGGTGGCAATGAATACGACCCGTATGCAGTAAAAGAAACGCAGTCAGTAATGGCTGCGGAAAGATTGTTCGGATTGTCACCTAATGCGGTCAACCGTTTGCAGGGTGCAATGAGGTTCGGAGACCAGGATTCGGGTACCGGGGCTTCTGCAATTATCAGAGAGTTCGAGCAGGCAATGAAAAATTTAGGCATTCCGTTTGAACAGATAGCCTCTACAATGGAAGAAAGTTTAGATACTTTCGTTACACAGTCCGACCAAATTCTTTCAAAGCGAGGTGAGTTTGACGCAAAGGAGCTTGCAGCGATGTTTAGCGGAATACGCCAGGCAACCGGATTGCAGGGAAGACAACTTGAAAGGGTACAGCAAGCATTCACCGGACAAGGAATATCAAAAGATGAGGTGACGAATGCAATGCTTGTACGGTCTATCCAAGAAGTTATGCCGGACAAAACATCCTATTCGGAAATCCAGGAAGAACTGGAAAAGATACGTGCAGGAGCGGCAGACCCCGAAGTTATGGAAAACTTCTTGAATAGGGTTGTAGAACGTACCGGGGGAGGTTCTGAACAGTTACGTTTGGCAATGTCCGAAATATTCCCTAATTTGTCTTGGAATGACATCAATTCCACGATACAAAAGGATAGTGACCCATCTAAGCTTGTGAGCAATCTGTTTGACTTGTATAAACAAGCAAGCCAAAGGATTAGGGAAACTCCTACAGAAGCTTATGATAGGGACGCAGCACGAAGGACTGTAGGCACAGGGGAAACTATTTTGGCAAGTGATATGAACCGCCAGATGTCGGAAGGAGCCAATATTTTAGGGGAGATTAGAGATTTGGTGAGAGAAATAAACGACAGAGGTAAAAAGGTTGCTGATATGGAGTTGGAGGTTCCGAAAGAGAAGATAATTCAGCAATCTGCCACAGGAGGAAGCGGTTTAGTCAATATGAGTACAGTAAGCGGAGGAGTGGATGCCGGACGAGCTATTTCTCAATGGTTTAAACGCGCTTTAGACGAGTGGGCAAGAGAAAGAGTTAACGGTGTGTCGGAAGCAAATAAAGTGATACAGCAAGAACGATGAAAGTAAATATATTTAACATACAGAGCTATAAGTACAATGTAGAACCCCAAACGTTTATAGACGATTGGCAAAAGGGATTGGGACCAGATACACCGGAAGCAAAGAAATTATCGGTTCCGGAATTTATGGATGTGGTAAACGAGATTTCCAAAATTTCAAACCTGGACGCCATTTGGGCCACATACGACGATTGGGAGAAAGAGAAGTACAAGAACGAGTATTCAAACAAGAATTTGCCGTATATCAAGCCGAATACTCCGCTTTCCTTCCCTATAAAGGATTCTCCTTTGCTCATACAAAAAGCGTCAAAGAGCGATATGTTCATGAAGCAACGCGATTTTTCGGCTTATTGGTCTGAAAATTTGACAAAGCTTCTACAGGATAAGGAAGGATATGTAGCTGACAATGTGGTTGCACTGGACGAGGAAATGTCGGTAAGGACAAAAGTACAACCTATAAACATTAAGGTGTGGATATACTGTAAGGCTATAAACAAGGTTGTGGATGTAAGCCAGTTCGTCAATACATGTTCTACCGACAAAGGATTCAAGAACGGCACGTTTTCGATTAACATAACACCCTTCAAGGATGCCAATATGTCGAACGTGTACGGTGCAGGATATTATGATATATTCCCAGTTGTAACCCCTAAAGGATATGATTATAAATCCTATCTTGAAAAAGTGGTACAGATAAACGACATAGTGTTTATCCGGTTTGAGCGGCTGAGACTGGAAGGAAGTTCGGACAGTGAAAATGCCAACGATTTGTTTGTACCGTTGAACAAGCTTGCCAATAACGGGCCGAACTATAATGTTTGGGATATGATAGGTTTTGTAGACAGCGTAATGGAGACCTATTCTTCGGAAGACAATTCAAAGAGCACTGTCATAAGCGGTCGCGACATTGCAAAAATGTTTGTGGAGGACGGAAGCTACTTCATACCGCTGGAAAATGTCAATGATACTATACAGAACTGGCTGTTAAGGAAAACGGGTGGCGTATGGAACGGACGTAATGTGTTCGGTGGTGAGTATCAGTTTGTATGGAATTTGGGATACAAAACAATAAATGAATGCATTTGGTTTATTATAAACATAATGTCTTCTATCGGAGTTTGCAGCGATGAAGTGTTTTCTTCATGGGGCGACAAGCGGATAACGGCATACAGCATTCCGGGGCAGCAGGATTTGAAGGTAAGGGGGATATGGCAGATTGTCAAGCTACAGGTGTCCGGGGATATAATGGAAAGGATTGTGACAGATACGGGGCTGGGGAACCCGAACGGAACACTGATGCAGTACATGGAGCGTATTTGTCAATATCCTTTGACAGAATTTTTCTTTGACACCTATATAAACACGATTGATGTCATTGTAAGACAGCCACCGTTTACGGAGAAGGCGATAAAAGATGCCTTCAAGTCTGAAAACTATATTACGATAACACCGGATAATGTAATATCGTATAATCTGAGCTACGACCCACGCGTTTATACTTGGTTCCAGTTACACGCACAGAATGCACAGGTAGGTGGACGTGACAAGCCGGGATTGGCTTTCGTTCCTATTGTGTACCTGGAAGAATATGTGGAACGATGGGGCAACAGGAAAATGGATTTCGTGGATATGTACTGTATTCGCATGATACAGAATGGAGCGGAAAACCAGAAGATATTTTCTACTTACCAAGCAACAATGCTGAATGACTTGATATACCTTGTAGAAAGCAACATGTATGTACCTTTTACCCGGTGCGGAACGATAGAGATAAACGGGGACAGGCGTATAAAAGTGGGAACATTCGTGCTGAACCAAAGTACGAACGAGTTTTTCTATGTGACGAATGTAACCAACACCATATCATTTAACCGTGACGGGGTAGATAGGCGTACTGTTTTACAGGTGGAAAGAGGATTTTATGTACCCATACTTAAAGGAAATCTGATGGAAGCGGTAAAAAGAAATGACAATTCGGTTTCTGAAAAATCAGCGTCCGGATTTACACCCGATTACTTTAAGTTGGTGGATTTAAGCGGTTTGAGACAGAAGGCGAAGGAAGCGGAAAGCGGACAGATAACCTCCTACGACAACCCGACTGTTGACAAGCAGCAATTTGACTATTTTTTGAACAGGAAATTTTTTGGAGGACTTGAATAATGGCAGGAGGAGCACCAAGAATAAGCAGTAACAATTTGCCGCCTATAATGAAGGGGTATATAATGATACCCACGGATGTAGGCAGGGAAGCGTATATAGATACGGTATTTAGGACGAATATAGTAGCCGTGATGATGGAAGGCGGTATATTCCGCAATGACGCACGCATTACTAACGAGGCTATCAATAACATATGGTTTCCCGAAAAACCGGGTGAGAAGGGGTGCCAGGTAATGATAGCGAGCAGCGATTTCCTTAATCAGCCTACAGTCATAGGCACCTTTATAGGTAATGATGAGGTTCCGGCATGGAGCGAGGATGTTATACGGATGAAAAAGCAGGTGGAAGGGGTAACTATGTCTATGACGATAGACCCACGTAACCAGGAATGGAACATGAACCTTACCTCTATAGAGAAGCCCGTAAATTTCAACGTTACATTGGGAGGAAACGAAAAACATAAGATAAGATTACAAAGTTCGGGGGAAGCCGAGATAGTGGCTTCCAAGAAGGTGAAAGTAACCGGATATAACGAAGTCATTGCGGAAGTCGTTAATGTGGTCGAGGATGTGAAAGAAAAGGATAAGGAAATAAGGCGTTTTACTATGAATATGGAGGGGGTTAATTTTACGTGGAAGACCCAGGACAAGACAACCGTAATAAAGGCAGACCCTAACACTGTGGACGTTAATTTCCACGACGGAAAAAGCCATATGACTATAGATGATAACGGTGTGGTATTGGGTTATGACAATGATGCGGAAATGATTCAGCTAACGCAGAACCTAATAAAGCTTATGACCGGACAGAAGGTCAATATAAACAATGCGAAGGAACCTTTAACACTGGCGAACACTTTGATACAGTTATTGAATAATGTGGAGAACCAGATAATGACATTAAAGAACGCATGGCAAACAGCGCTTGCAGGTTCGGGGGCGATGGATGGAGGTAAAGCCGGATTCGGTGCCGGGGTCGGTGCGGTAGCGGCAGTCAACCCGTTGCAGTTTGATGGAATAAAAAGCACCGTAACTTTTTCGGATTGATAATTATTTCGTATTTTTGAAAACGATAAGAAAAGATTATGGCAAACGTCGCGCAGGCAGCAATACAAAAAGCAGGGTCTTTGATAGAGACGGCTGGAAGAGCTATATTAGCATCTCAATTTCCGAATGATTTTGAGGTGTATCTCTGTACACTTGAACTGGCAGATTCAAAGAACAATACGATAGATTTTTTCACATTCCCTATTACCCCGAATGCGATAAGCAAGACGGAAGCGAAGAGGGAAAATATAAGGAACACGGCAGGAGGCGTAACGGTATTGTCTTCTCCTACCTTTGTACCACAGGACATTACAATAAGAGGCGATTTTGGACGAACATTTAAATTGCTATTGTCGCTTGGTGGCGGTGCGTCAAGTCTGGCAGGAGCGGCCTATAGTCTATCGGCTGGGAAATGGAGTTTGAGCGATATTTCGGGGAAAAATACGAACTCTTTGAAGTCAGCTTCGTTCGACCCGTCCGTCAAGAACGGGTATGGATGTACGAAAATATTACAAGCTATCATATCAAAAAGTAATGGTGTGGATAAGGACGGTTTGCCATTTCGTCTTTACTTCTATAATATGGCTTTGGGTGAGAGTTATTTAGTGACTGTCCCTCCTACTGGATTGGTACTGAACCAAAGTTTACAGCGTAATATGATATGGGAATATTCGCTTACAATGACAGCGATAGCCCCTATAGAAGCGGTGGCAGGAGAACAGAAAGCAAAAACAGCACTTACTAAAATTTGTACGGCTGCTGCAATACAGAAAGGTGTTAATGATTTGGCGGCTTCACTTGCAGCTTTGTTATAATAAAGGAGGTTAAAGGATGGACGCAGTAATGGAAACGGCATACGCCAAGTTCAAAAATATTACCGGGTATGACATAAAACAGTTCTTCCAAAATTATGTTGATTTTTGTAACAATTACTATGCTTACATAGTGGATTATTACCAGGGAGGAGAACTGAATGCAGAATCATTCTATCAGTTGGATAAGATGATAGCGCAAATTAATATCGTAGAGCCTATGTTCCAGCTTCACGAAAACAAGTTGGACGATATTTCTATGTGGGAAATATTAGACAACTTTTCGGAAGTGGAAACAAAGATATTGACAATAAAAAATTCTGACAGGTGGCTAAGAAGCGCAACCATAGGAAGACAGAACACCCTACAACTTGACAAGCAGTTAAGGACAGGAGAAACATTCGAGAATGTTGCGGAAGAAATTGCAATGACAGACCCAGAGGACGATTGGACTTCTATAACTACACCACAATACATCATAGAAGAAGATTATGAAGCAGGACGGGGAAGTAATACATTTGCCGTGAACCTTCGGAATGTCGGTGTGAATTATGTGGATAATGTGGTAGATACATTGGTAGGTGAGAATGTGTTAGGCAAAGACATAGATACCGAATTCGAGTTTAAGAATGACGATTTGAAGGTGAAGAAATTCGGTAGTTCTATGGACCAGGCGTTAAAAATCATATTGGAGGCTCTGAAAGGCTGTATTCCGGAATTTAAGGATTATGGTTTGCCATCTGATTTTATCGGACAGACAACGAACGCAATACAATATCCGGTGATATTCAAGTCCCTTATGAACATGTTTCAGAGGGATAACCGATGGGCAAGTGCGGAGCTTCTGGACTTGGTAAAAAAAGAAGACGCGGTATTTATGAAGGTAAAGGCCACAACCGTAACGAGAGAAGATTTTGTTATTAATGTTCCTATTTAA